GCGGTCACCAATACGACCTACTGGACGGTCCTGGCCGCAAAGGGAACTGACGGAACCAATGGGACCAACGGCACCAATGGAACCTCGTTCGTCTTCCGCGGGGAATATGCAGCAGGTACTGCCTACGTTGCCAATGACGTCGTGACCTCAGGTGGCTCAGCCTACATCTGCATCTTGGCGTCCACTGGAAACGCTCCAACGAACACCACCTACTGGTCAGTGCTTGCAGCCAAAGGCCAGGACGGCGTCACGATGGGCAAAGCGATCGCCGCCAGTTTGATCTTCGGTTTCTAAGGAACAACCATGCCTACACCAAATATTGTCAACGTTACCCAGATCGAGGGTAAGACAGCCGCCCTGATCCCCGCGGTAACCACAGCAGTCCACTGGTCTGCACTGACCCCGTCAGTCACAACCCCTCCCAAGATCCACAAGGTCGGGACGATCACGGCTTCGAACGTGACCAATGCTGCGGCAACCATCACTGTTGCGGTTCATAACGCTGCGACTCCAACTGGTACTGCGAATCGAATCGTCCATCAGATCTCGGTTCCTGCGAACTCGACCCTGGTGATCGTGGATAAGACCACACCGATCTACATCGATGAGGGTCAGTCGATTGCTGTGACCGTCGGGACTGCAAGCGCCCTCGAGCTCGTGGCCTCTTACGAAGTCATCACCGGTACGGCAGCAGCGTAATGCTTGACAGAAAACTCGGCGGCTTCATCAGCGCAAATCCTCCTGCGCCCACTCAGGCTTCGGCTCAAGGGGTGTGGGATGGGAACCAGCAGATCGTTGCGCAGCTTCAGAACGCTTGGCCTTTGCCGCCTCATGTCGTTCAGCGGTCGCTGAGGTTTAACAGCGCGGATAGTCCAAGCCTGAGCCGTACTCCTGGTGTTGCTAGCAACCGTAGGACATATACATGGAGCGGGTGGTGCAAGTTAACGTCGCTTGCTGAACAAGTGCTTTTTAACGCCCAGGCAAATTCAAGCGGCGGAACGCAGCGCACGCTCATCTCGATCGCTTCAAGCGGATTTCTTTACGTCAATACTGACAATCTTAATACCGCGATGATCTGGACCGTAAGCAGCAACAACTTGCTGCGCGATTTCAGCGCTTGGTACCACATCGTTGTTGCGGTAGATACCACGCAAGCAACCGCTGCCAATCGAGTTCGGATGTATATCAATGGCGTTGAAGTCTCGTATGCGGCCTCGACTTATCCTAGTCAAAACTACGACGACGCCATCAACAACACGGTTCCGCATTACATCAGCTACGAGCAGCATCCCGCACAAGCAACCAAACGCCTGAACGGCTATCTGGCCGAGGTCAACTTTGTTGACGGCCAAGCTCTAACCCCATCCTCCTTTGGCGAGACCGATCCTCAGACCGGCATATGGGTTCCCAAGCGCTACACCGGAACCTACGGCACCAACGGCTTTTGCCTTCCCTTCAGCAACAACTCGAGCACCACTGCTCTTGGCTTTGACGCCTCCGGCAACGGGAACAACTGGACGCCTAACAACTTCAGCGTCACGCCAGGATCAGGCAACGATTCGCTTCTGGATGTGCCGAGTCTGTATGGCGCGACCGATACGGGGATTGGCGCGGAGATCCGGGGGAATTATGCGACTCTAAATCCGTTGGACAACGGTGGCGCAACGCTTTCCGATGGGAATTTGGTCTCGACAAGGTCAAGCGCATCGACAGTGGCGGTGCGGTCAACCATGGCCGTTAGCTCCGGCAAATGGTATTGGGAGGTGACGCCAACCGCTCTAGGAGCATTGACGGTCGGAATCGGAACACAAAGCGCTTCTCTTACCGGGATCGTTGGTGGAGATGCTTTCGGCTATGGCTGGTACAACGATTCTGGCGGGACTTCATCGAAGTACAACAGCAACGCATCGTCGTCGTATTCGACAGCCCTGACGGTCGGGTCTGTGTGCGGAGTTGCGCTGGACCTGGATTCAACACCAACCACACTCACGTTTTACAGAAACGGGATCAGCCAGGGAGTCGCGTATTCAGGTCTTACCGCTGGAACGTATTTCGCAATGATCTCTCAGTGGGGCGGCACGACATCGACAGCTAGCATCAACTTCGGCCAACGCCCCTTCGCTTTCCCCGCTCCCGCAGGATTCAAAGCCCTCTGCACCACCAACTTCGTCGCTCCTGCGATCGGTCAGACCGCAGCCAATCAGGCGGACAACCACTTCGCTGCCATCGCATACCCTGGCAACGGATCGACTCAGAACGTCGTTACGGAATTCGCTCCCGATCTGGTCTGGATTAAGAACCGCTCATCCAACTGGTCTCATCTCTTGTACGACACGTTGCGCGGGCCAAGCAATGGCACAACCAGCAAGGCGCTGTTCACGAATGGAAGTGATGGTGAGAACGTCATCAACGACAACAGCACCTACGGTTATCTCTCAGCTTTCAACTCGAATGGCTTTACGGTCAACGCTGGTTCCTATGTTGGAGCCGGTGGATATGCCAACACCTCTGGTCAGAACTATGTGGCTTGGTGCTGGAATGCCGGTGGCAACTCGGTAACGAACAACGCCGGAAGTAATGGCGCGACGATCGCTAGTACCTATCGAGCCAACAAGGCAGCAGGATTCTCGGTTGTGACCTATACCGGGAACGGCGTAGATGGCGCAACGGTAGCCCACGGCCTTGGCGCAGCACCTGCATTCATCATCGTGAAATCCAGGAGCAACGCTTTCAACTGGGGCGTCTGGCACAAAAACCTTGCCAAATACGACGCCAACCATGCTTATGCAATTGGCCTCAATTTAACCAGACCCGCTGACGCGACGGCGCAATACGCTGTGTTTTATCCTGGCGTAAACACCGCAAACGTGTTTGGTCTCGGAAACGAGTCAACCGCTAACCAGTCGAACGCGACCTACGTAGCTTATTGCTTTGCTGAGGTGCCTGGGTTTTCTGGATTCGGTAGCTACACCGGCAATGGTTCTGCTGATGGCCCGTTTGTTCACCTCGGGTTTAGGCCTGCGTTCATGCTGTTGAAGAACATCTCGCAAGCGTATGGCTGGCAGATTTATGACTCCAAGCGCAACCCAACCAACCGAGTAAATCTCGGCTTATATCCGAACGTGTCTAACGGGGAAGGCACAGAGGCTGGGGCTGGGCCGATCGATTTCTTGAGTAATGGCTTCAAGATCCGCGATGCCACATGGGATGAACTCAACGGTAGCACTCGTACTTACCTTTACATCGCATTTGCCGAAGCCCCGTTCCGCCTGAGCTCTGCCCGATAGGAAACAAGCATGTCTCGATTCCCAGGACACATCATCAAGCTCCCTGCGAACACCCCGAGTCAGAGCTCGGCACCTGGTGTCTGGACGCTCAAGGACCAGCTCGTCGCACAACGCAACAACCAGTGGCCGTTCCAAAGGGATCCTGACTTCCGGTACACCACGCTGCTGCTCCAGGGCAACGTCCCCAACACGACAGGCCCACAGGCGATGAACCTGCCCCTGGCCTACAACTCGGACGCCTCGAGCAACAACTTCCTGATCACGCCGAATGGGGATGTGTCGCCCAGGCCGTTCAGCCCGTACGGGGGTGGGAACTACAGCAACGGCTTTGATGGGGCAGCAGACTTTCTGGGTATCGCAAACAATGCCCTCGTTCAGCTAACAAACGCAACAGCATTCACGATTGAGGCTTGGGTTTATCCAATTTCAATCGCAAACAATCCTCAAATTGTTTTTGCGTACAACCCATCCTCTCCGTATCAGGGATATTCGTTACGCATCCTGACCTCATCGGGCTTGTTTGAGATGTTTGATGGGACAAGCTGGATTTCGTTTGGGGCTGCTCAACTCAATACATGGCAACACATTGCGGTCTCTTACGAAGGCAACGGAACAACCAGAAGGTTCTTTATCAACGGAGTTCAGCAAGGTCCGGCGATAACAGTGCCGTCAACCATCAACTGGACTTCTGGCGGCGTCAATATATCTAGTTCCGGAGAATCTTTTAATGGATATATCAGCAACCTCCGTATCGTCAAAGGCACGGCGGTTTACACCTCAAACTTCACGCCGCCATCCCAGCCGTTAACTGCGATCACAAACACTTCGTTGCTTACCTGTCAAAGCAACCGCTTCATCGACAACAGCGGCAACAACCTCACCATCACTCGTAACGGCGACGTTAGGGTCACCGACAACTCGCCTTTCGTATCCGCCGACTTCACGACCGGTAGCGGGTACTTCGATGGGAATGGGGATTATTTGAACGCCGGTGCAAGCACATCTCTTTCCTGTGGATCTGGCAGCTTTACAGTAGAGACATGGATTTATCCGTCAGTTCTGGCGCAAAGTTCCATTTATGCCAGCACCGCCAACGGAGGACAATTTTTCTCGTTTGCGTCAGGTCAAGGTATAGGCGTCGGCAGGGTTAACGTCGCTTGGGATTATTCGACAAACGTCTTCCCTGTTTACTACGCTTGGAATCACATCGTTTGGGTTAGAAGCGGCAACAACCTTTCCATCTACCTAAACGGGACGAGGATAGGAAACGTCCAAAACTCCCAAAATTTCACCTTAAACGGCGGCTCGGCAACGATAGGCACGGAGGGTTCGATTGCCTCCACTATTCCTGCGTGCTACATGGCGGGATTTCGTGTAGTCACGGGCACAGCGGTGTATGACCCTACGCAAACAAGCATTCCAGTTCCCACCGCTCCACCAACCGCAGTTAGCGGGACACAGCTTTTGACGCTTCTTACCCGCGCCCCATCTCAGAACCACGGCTTCATCGACTCCAGCCCCAACGAGTTCATCGTTACCCGCAACGGCAATGTAAGCCAGGGTACGTTCAGTCCGTTCAGTCCTAGTGGGTGGGGCTATTATCTTGCTGAACAACAAAACAACACCGTTAACTTTACAACGTCGGCGGGAACGGATTTTCAATTTTCCGGTGACTTCACAATTGAAGGCTGGGTTTATCCGCAAAACAGTTCTGGAGACGGAAGCCTGTTTGTCGTTAGTGATAACACAAATTACCTAGCCCTTAACATTAGTATCTCGGCGAACGTCTTCAATATCTATCTAAACGGTGGCACCCCCGCTGCTGTGATTACAAGCGACATTCCTGTAGCCGCGTGGACTCACGTAGCAATGGTTAGAAACGGGTCTGGTACCGGGAACATAAAACTTTATGTAAATGGTGGGCTAAAGGGTTCGGCAACCAATACGTCCACATTAGGCTTCGCAAATCCTGCTGTTTGCAGAATAGGCGGCGGAGTAAGCGGAATTAACCGTTACTACTCAAATGTTCGTGTGTGCAAATCCGCTGTTTACACCGCAGCGTTTACGCCAAGCACACTACCTCTTTCAACAACTAGTCAAGGCGCAACCAATTGCGTTTTACTTACTGCTAATGCGAATCGTTTTCTAAATCAAACGGCTGGTGCTGCAGCAACTATTACCGGCTCCCCCTCCGTCCAAGCCTTCTCACCCTTCGCTCCGGCAAATTCGGTGTCGCCGCTGGTCACGGGCGGGAGTGGGTATTTTCCGGGAAGCACTTCTGTTTGGCTTGTCGCCCCGGACAATCCAGCGCTTGAGCTAAGTTCCAACGATTTCACGATTGAATGCTGGGTTTACAGCACTGCCGATTTTTCGGCGAATAGAATATTTACTTCTAAATGGAATCACTTTGTATTTGGAATTAACTCCACTCCGGCTTTAAGTTTTACTTGGTATGGAACCACTAACGGATCTGCCACAGGTACTTTGATAAGCACTGCGCCAAACGCTTGGCATCACTTTGCTGTTTGCCGTCAAGGCGGCACCCTTTATATGTTCCAGAATGGGCAAAAGCTCACGCAAAGCAACTCAACGATTACCGGTACTCTTAATAACGACAGTTACGGGCCTATGCTCGGTGGAAATGAAAACGTCGTTAGTGGCGCTATTGCAAGTGCAAACGAACCTTGGTACGGCTACATATCTGGATACCGCATGGTAAACGGAACTGCTCTTTACACCAGTAGCTTCCCCATCCCCACTGCCCCACCAACAGCCATCCCAGGCACCTCCCTCCTGCTCAACTTCACTGGCGGCGGGATTGTCGATGCGACAGGCAAGAACGTCATCGAGACATTCGGAAATGCTCAGCTTACGACGGCGCAGCCAAAATGGACGGGACAAGGATCGCTGTCCAATAACGGCGCAGCGGGGGCCAGGTTCCAAGTTAGCAGCAATTCTGCGCCACCGCTTTTCAATGTGGGGACGGGTGATTACACAGTAGAGTTTTGGGTCAATACAGGAACTCCAGCATCGCAGCAGTGCATTTTAGACTTTAGAAACGCAGACGTCGCGGGTCAAGGCTATGCTTTGATATTTAATACGTCCCGCCAAATTATCATGTATTACAACGTTGGCAATCGAATCACAACGTCTGCCATCTCTGCAAACGTTTGGACTCATATCGCTGTCGTTAGGTATAACGGGGTTTACACAATTTATGTGAATGGTTCTGCATCTGGAGGTACATATAACAATTCTGATGCAGTTGCCCCTCCAGCAAATAGACCTTTAATTGGATCGGTAAGTGACGGCAGTCAGGTGTTTAACGGAAACTTTTCTGACTTCAGAATAAGCCGTATTGCCCGTTACACCGGCAACTTCAACATCAACACCATCCCCGGACCTTTCCCCATAGGCTAACCATGTACGCAATCATCCGCGATGGCCGGATCGTCAACACCGGCACCCTCGAAGCAATGTTCATCTCGAACGTCTTCCCTGACTCGGCAACACCCCAGTGGCTGGAAGAGCATGGCGTCTACGAGATCGTGATACCGCCTTACGACCCAGACACCCAGGTCATGGAGTCCTGCGATCCGATCATCGTTGGGCGCACTGTGCAGCTTCACATAGTCCGCGCAAAGACCGAGGAAGAGCTCACCCAGACTCATCCGAAGATGGATCCTGAGGGCGTTGTGATGTTTGCCGACACGGTTGTAACCGACGATATCCAGATCGAAGTCATCAACGGCGATTCGGTCTAACCCCAGCTCACCTAACTGCAACCCGCTTCGGCGGGTTTTTTATCGCCATGAAAAAGCCAGTCTGGGAAAAGCCCAACCCTAAGGGCAAAAGCAAGCCTCTGACACCAGCTCAGAAGTCTGCAGCGAAGAAGTCGGCCAAGGCAGCAGGTAGGCCCTATCCGAATCTCGTGGACAACATGAATGCCGCGAGGAAGAAATGAGTGTCGAGCTGCATCGTGAGCTAGGCGAACATGACGCCAAGATCGAGAACCTCGAGAAAGAAGTTCACCTGTTACGCAAAGACGTGGCCAGGATCTTCGAGAAGCTCGATGACATCAACCTGACTTTGTCCTCTGCTAAAGGTGGATGGAAGACCTTGTTACTGATTGGTGGGGCGATCTCTGGTCTGGTTGCTTTCTTCAACACGATCTTTCATTGGGTGACGTCCAAATGAAACGGTTCTACAAGCCTGGTGATCCTTATGGTTAAGAAGCCAGATCTCGTGATGGTGATCTGGGAAGACGCCGCTCACGACACGCTGGGGTGGGGTCAAGGATTAGAAGCAGCAAAGAAGTTCGACATTCCAACCGTCGTATCAGTCGGTTGGTTGATGGCCAGGGATAAGAAGGGCGTCAAGATCGCCCAGTCTTTGTGCGACGACAACATCGCTCAAGCCCTGGTTGTTCCGGCAAGGATGATCAAGAAGGTCGTCAAGTTGCCCAGTCCGTTTAAGGGGTGACTATGGCGAATCCAGTCTCCGATGAGGTCTTTATCGCGTTGTGGAAAGAGTTTGGCAGTCCAACAAAGGTTGCTGAGCATCTTGGCATCCACGTTAGAAGCGTATTCAACAGACGAAACAGAATTCAGAACCGCTACAAGGTTTCTCTAGAAACCACGGTCGATCTTCGTAGCGGGATCAGCACAAGACTTGTTCATCCTTACGACGGTGTTCGAGCGATCGCTGACATCTCGGGCTACGTGATTGTCTTCTCCGACGCTCACTTCTTCCCTGGTGAGAAGAGCGTTGGGTACTGCGCACTGATCCAGCTCATCAAGCAGTTCAAGCCCAAGCTGATCGTTGCAAACGGCGACATCCTGGACGGGGCAACCATTCATGGCCATGGGCCTCAGGGTTGGGAGAGGCCTCCGACTCTGAAAGAAGAGCTTGAGGCGGTGCAACACAGCATGAAGGGTATCGAGAAAGCAGCTCGAGGTGCCCTGCTCCACCGGACTATTGGAAACCACGATCTTCGGTTTGAGCGTCGGTTAGCGATTGGCGCTCCTGAATATCGGGGTATCGAAGGCATGACCTTAAAGGACCACCTTCCTTTGTGGGGAGTCTCCTGGTCTTTGATGATCAACGACAACACGATGATCAAGCACCGGATCCACGGTGGGATTCACTCAGGGCACAACAACACGGTCAAGGGTGGGATCAACGTCGTCACGGGACACACTCACCTTCTGTCTGTGTCTCCTTGGGCTGACTACAAGGGAAGGCGTTGGGGTGTTTCAACCGGCATGTTGGCTGATCCTCAAGACGCCCAGTTCCGTTACGCGGAGGACAACCCACGTCCTTGGGCTCAGGGCTTTGCGGTCCTGAAATATGACGAAGAGGGTGAACTTCTGCCGCCTGAACTCTGTGAGGTGATGAATGGCACCGCATATTTCCGAGGAGAGAAAGTGTGATTCAGCTCTACGACAACTGGAAAGAGATCGTGAAGAAGGCTTGGTCCATTCGCTTCATGATCCTTGCCGGGATTCTTTCAGGAGTTGAAGTTGTTCTCCCCCTCTTTGCTCACCAGTTTCCTAACGGCGTCTTTGCGGCCCTATCTGGTTGTTGTGTGGCTGCAGCTTTCGTTGCTCGCCTCGTGGCACAAAAGGATGTCTGATGACCAGAACCAAAGTAGCCGGTCTGGCCCTGAGCGCAGCGGCCCTGGTTTCTATCGCCCTTCATGAGGGCTATTCCGATAGAGCCTATCAACCAGTACCAGGCGATAAGCAGACGATCGGGTTTGGAACCACGGAGGGTGTTAAGCCTGGTGATACGATCACCCCGCCAAAGGCCCTAGAACGCGCTCTACGCGACGTTCAGAAGTTTGAAGGGGCTATCAAGGACTGCGTCAAAGTTCCGCTCTACCAGCACGAATACGACGCTTACATCAGCTTCTCGTACAACATTGGATCCTCCGCCTTCTGTAATTCAACCCTCGTGAAGAAGTTAAATGCAGGGGATTACGAAGGTGCGTGTGCAGAGATCCGTCGCTGGGTGATGTTTCAGGGCAAGCCTCTACAGGGCTTGGTTAATCGTCGTGAAGCCGAATACAAGAAGTGCATCGGTGGATCCGTTTGAAGGAGATCCGCGTGGAGGCTTTGGCAGTTCGCATCCTCATCTTTGTTCTTGTGGTGCTTGCTTCCCTTGGCGGCGGTTACTTGAAAGGCCGGTCGGACGCCAACAGTGGATGGGAGAAGAAAGCCCTGGAGATGGAAACCGCTTCGCAGAGAAAGTTAGCGGAGGTCACCTCTCAAGTCAGGAAGGTGGAGTTCGAGGCTCAGGAGAGTCTGAGCGCTCTGTCAGCGAAACACAGCAAGGAGACGAAGGATGCCAAGGCTAAGTCGGATCGTGTTCTTTCTGACGTTCGTGCTGGTGCTTACCGGCTGTCAGTCCCTGCCCTCCGTTGTCGAGACGCCGAAGCCCTCTATCCCACCACTCCCCGCGGAGATCGGACAGAAGCGAGAGCCGAACTTGCAACAGAGGCTGCTGCAACTCTTGTCTCCATCGCCGCAGAAGGAGACGACGCAATCAGGCAGTTAAACGCCTGTATCTCTGCCTACAACGACATCCGTGAGCGATTCAACAAATGACAGTCATTAGCGTCAAAGCATTCGGTGGACTGAGACCCATCTCTCAGCCACGTCTCTTGGATTCGTCTGAGGCCCAGGTTGCACAGAACGTCAAGCTGGTTTCTGGTGCGCTTGTTCCTATGAAAGGCACGAACGTCCTTAAGGCGACCACCAGTGCAAATCCGCAGACCATCTTCCGCTATGGGACTTCCGCGACTGAAACCAACTACTGGCTCGAGTTCACCGGAGATGTGGACGTGGTCAAGTCTCCGATTGCTGGTGACCAGTACGACCGTCTCTATTGGACTGATGGCGTCCTTCCTCGTTACGCACCGAATAGCCTAATCGTCTCTGGCGCTTCTTATCCCGGGGCCTCCTATCAGCTTGGCATTCCGGCTCCCAGCACAGCTCCCACGATCTCAAACTACACGGCTCCTGCCACCTTCACGATCGTCTCCAGGGACTACGTGATCTTCTTCTTCAACCCAACGACCAGTGCTCAAACAACAGCCACCAGGGTTGTCCCGGTCCAAGCGGTGGATGGAGAAGACGTCATCCTGAAGGATATGCCTGTTTCCACGGTGACCGGTTTCACGCAACTGAAGATCTACCGCAAGGTTTCAGGAACCTTCCGCCTTGTGGCGACCATTGACCAGACCCAAACCTCTTACACGGATGCAGCTACCGATGCTTCCCTTGCGAGTGCGACTGCTGCGCCAACAGTCACTAACGTCACGACTTCGTTCACGATCGAAGGCAAAATCCCTACTCGAGTGGTTCCTGAAGCCAGAACCTACGTCTACACCTACGTCACCGCCTACGGAGAAGAAGGTCCTCCTTCTGCCGCCTCTGCATTGGTGAATCTGGATCCAGCTCAGTCCGTCACGGTCACCGTCCCCTCAGGTTCTCCAAACGGTTCCTACAACATCACCAACAAGCGGATCTACAGATCCTCCACAGTAGGTTCTGCAGCCCAATTCCAGTTCGTTGCTGAGATTCCCCTCGCTACAGGCTCTTACGTGGATTCTGTGGCCCAGGCAAACCTTGGTGAGATCCTTCCCTCAGAAGACTGGGTTGCCCCTCCTGCCGGTCTTAAGGGCCTCAAGCTCATGGCCAATGGGGTTGGAGTTGGATTCGTTGGAAGGACCCTGTACCTCTCTGAGCCTTATCTGCTTCACGCATGGCCTCACCAGTACTCGGTTGATAGCGACATCGTGGGCCTGGGTGTGTTTGGTCAGAGTGTTGTTGTGCTGACAAAGGGTAACCCTTATGTCTTCAACGGCGTCGATCCTGCCGCGATGTCAGAGACAAGGCTTGCTGCACCGCAGTCCTGCACATCCAAGCAGTCCATCGTGGATATGGGTGACGGGGTTCTGTACGCCTCACCTGATGGTCTTGTGATGATCAATCCTGGTGGCGTTTCTCTGATCACAGAGAAGCTCTACTCCAGGGAACAGTGGCAAGCCTTTAACCCATCGAGCATCCGTGGCTCCGTCTACAACGGTCGCTATGTCATGAGCTATGACGCAAGCGGTACTCGCGGGATTGTGATGCTTGACTTCACTGGACAAGGCGCAATCCTCACGACATCGAACATCAATTCATCCACTGCGATCACTGCTTCGTTCTACGACGCTACAACCGACACGCTGTACTTCGCACAAGGCGCGAATATCGTCCGCTTTGATAGAGGTTCGAACCTCACGTCCACTTGGAAGAGCAAGGTTTTCCGGCTTCCCTTTGAGGACAACTTCGCTATTGCCCAAGTCCAGGCTGAGTCTTATCCGGTGACCTTCAAGGTCTATGGGGATGGGACCCTTCGCCACACAGAGACCGTCGCAAGCAGTAAGGAATTCCGCTTGCCTTCAGGGTTCCGGTGCAGGGACTGGGAGTTCCAGATCGAAGGCTCTGCCACCGTGACTGAGGTCGCGATTGCCAACTCTGTTGCTGAATTGAGGGGCGTATGAGTCGCGAGACAAAAGTCCCCCAGATCCCTGCGATCACCAAAGACAATGTCACTGAGGTTCTTCAGGCGATCAAAGACATCCTCGAGGTCCGTGAAGGCGCTCGTGGCGATGCTCTCGATGAAAACGCCACCTTTCGAGATCTTCTTGCTCTACGCCTTGTTGAGTCTGGTGGTTCTATCAGTCGTGCTTCGGTTGGTGGCAATGGTTCTGTACCCGTTCTTCCGCCTGGTTCGTTCGGTGATGGCTATGACCCGAACTCGGATCTGACCGCACCCCCTGCTCCAACGAACCTCATTGCCCGTCCAGGGATCACGACGGTCCTTCTGTTCTGGGACAACGCCGCCTACAGAAACCACGCCTACACGGAGATCTGGCGCTCTGAGACCGACACCCTTGGTGATGCGGTCCGTGTCGCTACAACCGCTGCCTTCTCGTACTCTGATGCCGTCCAAGAGGGTACGACCTACTACTACTGGGTGCGCTTTGTTTCGGTGACCAATGTCATCGGTCCATACAACGCCACCTCAGGAACCATCGCAGAGACCCGCTATGAGGTCGCCAAGCTCTTAAACGTCCTGTCTGGACAGATCACTGAGTCCCAGCTCTATACGGACCTTGGAGCCAGGATTGACCTGATTGACGGGCCTATTGGTTTGGTCGGCTCGGTGAACGCCAGGATCGGTGCGGTTCAGACTCAGGTGAATGACCTGGCCGGGACGTCTGAGTACGACAACGGCACCACCTATCAAGCCAACGCCATCGTCAAATACAACGGTGGTCTGTATCGCGCCAAGTCAACCACGACCGGGAACCTTCCGACCAACACCACGTACTGGGACAAGATCGGGGACTACTCCTCCATCGGTGAAGCTGTCGCTGGGCTAGCGGTCCAGATGACGGATCGCTACACAAAGGCGGAGACTAACTCTGCGATCTCCTCTGCCACTTCGAGTTTGGTCTCATCGAATACGTTGAACCAGGCTCTTGGCCAGAAGAACCGCACCTACCGCCAAGCGAACCAACCTGACCCTGGGAGCTCAACTGCCGGTGATCTTTGGTTTGACTCTGACGACAACAACAAAGCCTATCGGTTCAATGGGACCGTATGGGAAGCGACTGATGACGCAAGGATCGGGTCAACGCTCGCGTCCCTGACTAATGACTACTACACCAAAACGTCAACCGACCAGGCGATTGCTAGTGCCACATCCACCCTGGTCAGCAGCACAGCTCTGTCCAATGCCCTTGCAAACTACACGACCACCGCTGGGCTGACGGCCAACTACTACACGAAGACTGCGACCGATCAAGCGATCAGCGCGGCAACAGCGAACCTTGTCTCGTCATCCACCCTGAACAATTACGTTCAGACAGCGACCCTTACAACCAACTACTACACGAAGACCCAGACTGACGGAGCGATCTCCAATTCATCCTCGTTCCTTGTGGCGCGGATGGATACCTCCTCGTCCAAGGTTTTCTACCAGACCGCCGCTCCTGTTCGTCGTGGCTACGACTCAAACAATGTCTCCCTGCCTCTGATCACCAATGACGTATGGGTGGACACCGACGACGGCAATAAGCAGTACCGCTGGAATGGAACGTCCTGGGTTGAGTCCACCGATACAAGGATCCAAGACGCTTTCAATGCCGCTGCTGCAGCCCAAGCTTCTGCTGACGGGACGATTAAGACCTACTTCCAGACTAGCCCGCCAACAGGACTGACGACTGGAGATGTTGGCGATCTCTGGTTCGACACTGACGATACGAACAAGATTTACCGATGGAACGGTTCAAGCTGGTCAGCAGCTCAGGACACCAGGATCGCAACCGCAATTGCTGATGCGTCCAATGCGCTGTCCACCTCTCAGACCAAGATCACCACGTTTTTCCAGACCTCTCAGCCCACCGCAACAACGGTTGGAGACCTCTGGATTGATACCGATGACAGCAACCAGCCATATCGCTGGAACGGGTCTTCGTGGGTCAGCATCAGGGACGGGAACATTGCAGCGGTTGACGCTCGGGTAACCAATGTAGAGCGAGCCAAGATCGGCTATGTGACCAGGAATTCCACCGGTCTGGCCTTTGAGGGCAACGGCTCCTTTGTTGTGTATCCGGTAGCTACATACCCGGATGCAAACTACCCTGAATACGCCGCAAACCGCACCACGATCATTGACAAGGTTGGCGTGGACCGTTGGAACGCTTCTTTCCCAGCGGACCAGGTTACATGGCGCATCGGGCTTCCGATGTCCACTGCCGTCAAGCAGGTCTCTGTATCCGATGGTTCACAGAGCCTGACGCTTGAGCAAAGGTTCACCGCCCAGAAGAACACCAACGACACATTAACCGGTCAGTACACCGTCAAGATCGATGCTAACGGCCATGTGTCTGGCTTTGGTCTGGCAAGTGGCGCGGTTAACGGAACGCCGACCTCGTCCTTCATCGTCAGGGCAGACCGGTTTGCACTAGCTTCCCCGACTGACACATCAAACCCACTAGGAACGCTGAGCCCAACGCAGTCCAGCATGCCGTTCATGGTCTTCACGACCCCAACAACGATCACGATCGGGGGCAAGACCAAGACTTATCCGGCAGGCGTGTGGATGAACGCCGCATTCATTGCGAATGCCACCATCGATTCGGCTCACATTGAAAGCCTGACTGCCAACAAGATCACCGCAGGGGAAATTTCAGCAGCCGTTTCAATGACGGCACCGGTCCTTAAGTACGGTCCAAGCTATGCCTTTGGCAACACAGGATTCTTCCTTGGTGATGACGGAGGCACACCTAAGTTCTACGTCGGTAACGGCAGTGACAGGTACATCAAGTGGGATGGAAGTCAGGCCACGATCTCCGGTCTGATCTACGCAGGTGGCGGTCAGATCGGCGGGATCAACATCGCCGGTGGCGGGATCTCAAGCGCCAACTATATCGACGGTTCCGCTGGGTTTGCCATGAACTTCGAGGGGTATGCCCAGTTCAATAACGTCTCTGTTCGAGGAAACGTCGTTGCAACGTCAGGGACGATTGGCGGAAACGTCATTGACTCAACGGGCGTTAGATCGTCCAACTACGCTGCAGGTTCTGCCGGTTGGAGGATCAACTCAAGCGGAAGTGCTGAGTTCAGGAACATCATCGCTCGTGGCGACATTGAAGCTTCGACCCTCAAAGCCAATACGGTCATGGTCGAGACGCTCAACATCAACGGCAATGCGGTCACGGTGCCGTTCTTCTCCAATAGCGCAGGCGGAACGTTCACCTCATCAGCCGCCTTCTCGTTCGATACAAGCTCTCAGAACCTGGTATCCGGGACCCTATTGATGGTCACGGCTGTAGCCGAGATCAACAACGTTGCATTTGGCGGTGGGTTCAAGGGCGCTGCCATGCAAATCATTATGTATGGCCCATCCAACGCCTTGGTCTGTAGGACTGGGATTTCTTACAACAACTATGGAGTGATCGTAACGAGCGGCGGTGTTTTAATACCAACCACCGGAAGCTACTACTTGCACATTGATGTTTACACAACAGATGCATCAAGCGGAACCGTCACAAGCGTTGCGGTTTCAGGATTTGGGGGTAAGCGATGATTATGTTTGCGCGGTATGACGCGAATGGTCGGTACACCTGGTACGGCAACGCGGGTTCTGATACGGAGCTAAACGAACCTGGGGTCTACGTTGGCCTAGTTGACATCTACAGGCAGTACCACGATGTGGCCACGAACAGGCCGGTCAATATCCCAGCCAAGCCCTCACTAAATCACGTCTTTGACTACGCCCTTAAGCAGTGGGTTGACCCAAGGACCCTGGATCAGATCAAAGCAGCCCAGTGGGAACTCATCAAAGCGGCTCGAGATGCCGCTGAGTTCAGTTCGTTTATCTGGGATGGGTCGGAGTTCGACGCAGACGCCTTGAGTCAGCAGCGAATCATTGGGGCAGCTCAGCTTGCCGAGATCAACCCAGCCTTCGAGATCGACTGGACCCTGGCAGACAACTCCGTCAGGACCCTGAATGCAGCCCAGATGAAGTCAGTGGGCACCGCCCTTGGCGCTCACGTCAATGCCCAGCACGTCAAGGCTCGAGGGCTTAGGACACAGATTGAAAACGCAACCACCCGCGCAGAAGTCGAGGCGGTGACCTGGTAAGGACTATGAACGACGACGAATACTTGATGCACTGCCTCCATGGAGACCGTGACGCTTACGACTTTTGCAAACAGATTGTGATGATCTCCAACGTTTGGGATGACCTGATTGACCAGGACAAGACAATCCCAGCAGAGATGATCAACAAGGCGTTTTACGCATCTCTCATTGAGATTCCATGCAACCCGTTCTTCCAACGGTTCATTTCGGTTCTTACCCCGATCATGGCCAACGGGATCATGAACTGGCACATCTCTAACACACTAGTGACCAAAGGTGAAAGAGCTTTGGAGATAGCCCACGTCTTGAGATACTCAGCCGGGGATGTAATTTGTCAGTGCGTGTTGTTAATTGGTGGAATGGATTGGGCAAGGCAGGTTTGTCCTGAACTAAGGATGCGCATTCAAAAGGATTCATTGGAGAATTTCAAAAAGGAAGTCAGCCATGCGTAGTTTCAAAGACATCATCTACGGCTGGTTCTGGAAGTACCTGACCAAGACTGGTCTGGTTATGTGCATCGACCTTGGTGGGGATGCTCCGGAACCGGATCCTCTCATCGGTCAAGCTGCAAAGCAAAACGCCGAACTCGGCAAAGAAGCCCTCGATTTCTACAAGACGGTCTATGAGACAGACCTTAAGCCCATGCAGAAAGAGCAGATGGCTCTTGCTAAGGGCTTGGTCACCGACTACCTCGCGGACCGTCAGACGCAGCGTGACTTTGCTGCCAGACAGAACGCCTACTACGAGGACACTTATCAGCCGATCGAACGTCGTATGGCTCAAGAGGCCATGGACTACGACAGCGCTGGGAACATCGCTCGTCGTCAGGGGATCGCTGCTGCCGGGGTGAACCAACAGTTCTCGAACGCTCGTGACCAGGGTATCCGTGCCCTGACCCGGATGGGCGTGAACCCCAACAGTTCAGCCTTTGCTCGAGCCAATGACCGACTGACTAATGCTCAGGCTCTGGCTTCCGCGGGAGCCCAGACCGGTGCTGCCTTCGACACCGTAGATCGTGGGATCGCCCTTCGAGCTGGTGTCGCTAACTTCGGTCGGAACATGCCCAACACCGCTGCTCAGTACTTTGGACTGGCGAATCAGACAGGTGGCATGGCAAGCAACATATCCGCTCAGCAGATGGACGCAGCTCGTGCCAATGCAGGGATGGTTGGACAAGGGTTCAACACCGCGATCTCAGGCAACCAGTCCGCTGGGAACCTCATGCTCGGTGACTTCCAAGGCCGGATGCAGGGCTACCAGGCTGATCAGCAAGCGATGTCTGGACTCTTCCAGGGTCTCGGGATGTTGGGTGGTGCCTACCTTGGTATGCCCCCGCTCAAACGGGCTAAGGGTGGTGAGGTCGAAGGGCCAGGTACGTCAACCTCGGACAGCATCCCGGCAATGCTCTCTGATGGCGAATACGTCATCAACGCTGCCGCGGTCAAGAAGGTCGGTACCGACTTCCTCGACAAGATCAACAAGATGGGTTTGAAAGGAAACTGATATGGCACTAGCTGCTGGGTTGGGCGGACTTGCCCAAGGCTTTGCTCAGGGCCTGAAGCTGAGATCTGATCTTGAGGACGCTCAAGCTAACCGTGAGTTCCGTCAGAAGCAAGCCGGAATCATGGAGCAGCAACGTGAGTTGAACCAGCTCGAGATCAACAAGGGCGCTCGGATGCAGGAGACCCAGCGTCGGATTGCTGAGGAGTTCCAGAACTTCAAGAACTACGGCGGTGATTACGCGCAGTTCAAGCCACAGACCGAAGGCGTTGGTGCAAACGCTCCGCTAGATCCCTTCCAGAACTTCAAGGCAATCGACTTCCACTATGACCGCATGAAGGGTCTGCTTCAAGAACAGGCTCTGATCGCCGGGAAAGATCCGTTCGAAGTGGAGAGATCTGTTCGCGCTCTTCGCAAAGAGAATTACATGGAGGACCTTGGCAGAGCAATGACCGCCTTCCGTCTTGGTGATCCTAGTGCTGTCGATACGATCAAGGGCGTCTACAACAAGTCTTTCAGAGACGGCAACCAGATGACCGGTGGCACGTTCGATGAGGCTTCTGGCAAGTTTGTCTTCGAGTTCAAGACCAAGGACGGCAACGTGGTGCCAAGGTCTTTTTCCCGGGACGAGATCCTCGACACGCTCTCCCGCGGCGCAATGAATGTTGCCGATGCTGCAAAGCTCGACATGCAAGCGCGTGAAAACGAGAAACAACGCGGCCACGAATCCAAGATGCTTGGCACCAAGCTGGAGTTCGAAGGCAAGGAAGGCGCTGCAAACCGCACCTCTCGCGAAAAGATCTCTGCGGAAGAGAACAAGTCAGCAGAAAAGCGCACTGGCATCTCTGCTGGTGCAACGATCCAGGCAGCAAACATTCGCGCAGCCAGTGACGAGAAAGTCGCAGGAATCAGCGCAGAGACCAGAAAGAGCGAAGCCATGCAAACTCGTATCGACAGGGTTCGTAAGGACTTTGGCGAAGAGTTGAACTCTGCCTTTGGCTACAACGACAAGTCATCCTCTGCCCTTGAAGGTGCGGAGTTGAATCGCTTGAACGAGAACAAGACCATTGCTCGCGGGATTCTGGATGGTTATGTCGATCGCGGCATGGGCATTAGCGCATCTGAAGCAGCTCTTGCAGTGAACGCCTTGCGCAATCCAAAGGGCACTAAGTTCGGTACCACGAAGGATGCGGATGGCAAGGAGATCTACTTCGTTGAGACCAATGGCCAACGAATCATGGTGCCCAAGCGGTACGTGCCCCAAGAGTTCATGAAAGGAAAGTAAGCCATGCCGTTCGCCCTCACCCCAAGCAAGGGTAAGCCGATCGATCTGTACGGCGATGACGTCAAGATCTTCAAGACCAGTGAAGAAGCTGGTTCGGAAGTCAGGTCAGGTTTGTACCGGTCGCCTTTTGCGGATCCACTCGAACAAGAGAAGTCCCGTCTTGGGATCGGTGAACGCATCGATGCCGGTGTCTCTGCGCTTGGCGAGAGGATGTTTGGAAAGCCAGAGGTCAACCCTGCTGACGTCAACCAGGCTGGGCTTCAGTCTGTTGCTGCTCGTAATGCGGAGATTGATCGACGTGCTGCCGCATACCGTGCGGAGATTGAGCAGAGGAACGGTCTCGAGAGAGCGATTGGTGCAGTCGTTGACCCGATTGCCGCCGGTATCGCGAACACCGTAGGTGGCGTTGCTGGGTACGCAGGGCGCAAGTTCGGCATCCAGTCTCTTCAAGATATCGAGATGAAGGCTGCGGCTGATGCCAAGGCCCTCATGGGAAACGACCCTAACCTGGCACAGAAGGTTCTCCAGGGTGTTGGATCTGCTGGTGCCGGTGTAGCTACGGCAATTCCTGCCGCTATTGGTGCCATGTATGCAGGTGCTCCGCTAGGCGTAGCGACCACCATTGGTGCCCTTGCTTCTACCGCGGTTAACCAATCTGGTGTAGCTCAGGAAGCCTATCGCGGTGCCATGGAGGCGACCGGCAACGAGAAGGTTGCTGATGTCCGTGGAGATACGGCTGCTGCTGCAACCATGATCCCGAACTTCTTCCTCGATAAGTTCGGTGTGAAGCTTGGACTTGGTGCTGCTGCTGGTACCTCGATGACCGCAAGAGCAGGTCGCGTCACTGGAGCTGGTCTCCTTGAAGGAGCGCAAGAAGGTTTCGTTGAGCAACCTGCAATCAACATCGCTTCATATCGTCCTGCTGGTGAGGGTGTTGCTGAATCCGCTTTGGTCGGTGGTCTTTCCGGGGCTGCAGTTCGTGGTGCCCAAGAGATCGGAATGCGTGGTGGTCAGCAGCAACAAGATCCCCTGGCCAATCTCCCTGAACAGAACATCGATCAAGTTGTTCCTGGTTCTCAAGCTCGAGCAGCTCAGGAACCTGGCAAGCCCTTGCCTGATGTCTTTGTGGTCACGCCTGATGGCACAGCCATTCCTGCTCAGGACTTTTCCGCGGAAGCCTATGACCGTTACAAGCGGTCTCAGCAAGGCGATCCAGTCCCCCTGCTTGGGTTCTCTCAGCCTGAAGGCAACCGTCGCTTCCTGCTCACGGATCAGCGCAGTGGCGAACAGATCGTTGTTCTTCCTGATGGCACAGCAATCCCACGTTCCGAGTTCAACCAGGCTGAGTACGACTCGCTCGTTTCTGCTCGTGATGACCGGATCCAACGCGGTCTTCTTCTTGCCTACAGCCCAGAATCTGACAGGCCATTCTTCGTAGCACCGGATGGAAGTGCCTTCCGCTCCTACGTGGACTATCGCTCTCATGTTGCTGAGCTCGCACAGAACACCGAAGACCAGCGCATGGCAGCGCTTGCCGCCCAGAAGACCCCTCGTGTTCGCCTGAATGAACTAGAGACCACAGACAATGCATCTGTACTTGTATTCGACAAAGGTCGTAATGGGGTTCTAGGGACCATTCAGCCTGGTGCCAAGACCGTCGAGATCGATGGCACTCGTGTCCCGATCACCAAGTCCATGACCTTTATCCCGGTGGAAGAGAAGATCCTCCGTACCCGGGAAGAGATCCGTGCTGAGAACAGCCCTGCTTTTGACGTGCAGCTCCCGATGGACTTCGCATTCCAGGGCGCACCGAAAGCTGATGGCTCGGTCACTGGTACGGTCAAGCAGGTTAGCTACGGTCTTTCGCTGGTTGCTGACCCAGAGATCCCTGGCCGTCTGCGCCCTGTACGGCACACTGACGTACTGATCAACGGGAAGATGGTTCGCCTACCAGGAACCCTGTCCCAAGAAGCCGTAGGTCAGAAGCTGCGTATTTCGACCGCTAAGGGCTCCGATGGCGTTCGGTATGGTATTGAGTCAACCCAGCTTCAAAAGCCCGTTGTAGCCCGTTCTGGCAAGCCTCAGGCCCTTCCTAACGTCAGTACTTCTCAACAAGCCCCTGCACTTCCGTCGGCAACCCAAGAAACTCAGCCGGTCACCGAGGCTCAAGCCCCAGCTCCGATCGTTAAGACCGTCAAGAAGACTCCTTCCAGGGCGATTGCCACTGGGGTTCAGCCACTGAACTACCAAGACGGGACTCGTGGTGCCATGGTCCGCATGGACAACGGCAGCGCGATTGAAATCCAGGAACAGGGCAAGCAGTGGGTAGACACCACTGGCCAGGTGCTTGGTAACAATCTTGAGCAAGCAGTCCAAGCTGTCCAGACTCGTGAGCGCAAGGGAGGTGAAGTTGCTCAGACAACCAACGAACGCCTTGAGACCGTCAGCCAACAACAAGCCGGTACTCCGACGGAACCCGAAGCCGCGACTAAAGCTAAGCAGATATCCAAAGGAAAGCGAAATGCCACTCAAAAAGGGAAGCAGCAACAAGACAATCAGCAGCAACGTCAAGAAGATCGTGGACGAGTGGAAACAGGACGGGACGATCGGCAACAGCAAACCGAAGAACAAGGCAAAAGCAGTGCAACAAGCGGTAGCGATCGCCCTGCAAAAAGCAAGGAAGAAATAAAGAAGGAACGCCTTGAGCGGATCAACGCTGCTCAACGTGCAAAGAACCCTGACTACGGCAAGAAGATTGGTGACGTCACGGTTGCTGCCTTCAAGCGTATCTCTGCCCGTATTGAAGACACCTGGAACGCATTCGTTCGTGCGCTTGACGGTATGGCTCGTGCAGCAGAACAACGCGATGACGGTGCTCGTACTGGTCGTGACACCGAAGAAGCTACGGTTGTTCGCTCTACTCAGCGCCTTGATACAGCGTTGCGTGAAGTCTTTGGCAATGACGCAGAGATTGCTCGCCTTCGTCTACAGCAGAACGAGAATGCAGCGAACCTTGTGCGCGAGAAGCTCGAGAGCGGAAAGCTTGCTGTTCCTGGCAACGTAGACCGCGGTGTCTTGAAAGCGCTTGAGCCTACCGAGTTGCTCGAGAAGCTTGGCACTGGAAGGACTGAGCTCGAGGCACGGATGCAAAGCCTGATTGAACTGGCTTCACGTACGAACCCAACGCCTCTGATGCAAGCAGTCATCCGCTCCAAGACCAAAGACATCCAGGCATCGATCGCTCGGTACAAGGGAATCCCTGAAGACCAGCGTCAACAGGCCTTTGATGATCTTCGTCAGTTAGCCACAGCAAGAAGCAATATCCGAAATCAGACACCGGAAGTTGCGGAGTCCAAGAAAGCTAGAGCTGTTGAGCAAGACAAGGACCAGAACAATCAGATGGCCCTAGCTTTACAGCGAGCTTTTACCGGCGAATCTGAAAAGCCCATGGATCCTCGTGACCTTCGGGACACGATGAAGAACGGTCCGGTCAAAGATGTCCCCACAACCAAAGAGATCTCGGAAGCTCGTGAGCTCTATGACGAGAACCGTGCTGAGAACCAGCCGACCTTCGATCGCTTCGTGAAGGACGAGCCTCTGCTTGCTGCAGCTTGGATTGACGCAGTCAACTCAAGCCCTTCCTACGCATCGATTGCCTACTTCGATGAACTTCAGGCTCGTTACAGCAAAAACCAACGTGCCACCAAGAGCAATGAGAAGGTGGCAGAGAACAGGATTGCTGCAGTCGAAGGCGCGAAGAACGACGTCATCACTGACCGTTACCTTGCGATCGTCAAGAAGTCCCTGTCTAAGGCTGACAACCAGGTTCTCAATGACGTCTATGGGGATGCCAAGCAAAGCACCCTGAGGTCTGGCTTCGCTAAGGATCTGCTTGCCTTCTACAACGGCGAGAAGGTTGATCCCAAGGTTGAGGCGATCATCAAGAAGGTTGACAAGGTCATCAAGGCTGCTGATATCCCCTCCATGCCGAGGACTCGTGAAGAGTTCTGGGGTGGGGACATCGATAACCAGTTCTTTGACGCTGATCTTTCCGGTCGGCTTGAGACCACCAACGATATCCGTGACGTCCTCGAGTTCATCTATCGCGCCTCTCCAAATGCAGACATGCGTTCCCTGGCGAAACAGTTGATGGACGCTGGGGTGCAGGGTGATATTCGGATGGCGGACCAGAAAGATAATCCTGACGGTCGTGCCGCTGATTCGAACCACTTCTTGCAGCGCATTCGTCTGTTTGGAGATGTGGACCTCGAACACAACATAATGCACGAGGCTGTCCACCTTGCAACGATGAACGGCTTATTGCAGCGTACCCCTGCTGCTCGAGCCCTTGAGAAGCTCTATGAGCAGATCAACAAGAACGCTGATGCGAAACCCTATGGACTGAAGAACGTCAAGGAATTCGTTGCTGAACTCAAGAGCAACCCTGACTTCCAAGAGTTCTTAGCCAAGCAGCCTGGTGGCGGATTCTTCCGGACCATGTTTGACCGTGTGGTCAACGCTGTGCGTCGTGTCATTGGTCTTGAGCCTCGTGACAACAGCGCTCTGAAACGGGCAATGATGCTGTCAGACCAGCTCATCAAGGAAGACCGTGAGCTCACCGCTAAGGGTTCGATCGCGATGGGTGAGGATGTTGCTGCCCACTACAGCCGTCCTGTTGAGGTCTATGCCTACGACAAGAACGGTGACGTGGTGGGCCTTGCTCAAATGGATCCGTCATCTGGCGATTGGCGGGTGTTCTTATCTCAAAGTGGAGATATTCGGAAGACCTCCAACTACACAACTCAGCTCTTCAACAAGACTGATGATGCGATCAAAGCTATGCGTGGTCCTGGCATCCGTCTGGTCCGTCGCAAGGACTCTCCAGCTCGTGGATCTGTATCACCTGGTGATATGGTTGAGATCTCCACTGACGTCGTACCGTCGAACAAGATCTCTGCTGCAATCGATGCAGCCCTTGGGAAGATGGGTATCCGTCCGGACAATGTCCGTCGCCTGATCACGGATAGCGAGATCGACATTCGGTCGGTGATCGACAACCTCCGTAAAGAAGGCCATGCAGTTGGATCGGATCTTGACTTCTATGCTGCTCTAACACGCACACCTGGTGCTACAGGTGCAGCGCTGGATAAGTTCAACCGCCAGTTTGTTGAGCCCCTTGAGAAGACCTATGCCGCACTCATGAAGAAGGGTGTGACTGCCAAGGAGATCAACCAGTACCTAACCGCCAAGCATGCTGAGGAGCGCAATGACGTAATCGCTCAGCGCAATCCTGCTATGCCTGATGGTGGATCTGGGATGACTACGGCAGACGCTCGAGCTCTTCTTCAAAGCTTTGCCGGTCGGTCCTATGCGGCTGACCTCGATGCCCTCAGCAAGATCTTTGAGGACATGTCTGACTTCAAGGTCAAGCTCATGCAAGACAAGGGGCTGATCGACTCGAAGACTGCAGCCTCATTGAAGAAGTACAAGAACTACGTGAACCTTCGTGGCTTGGATGAAGACCCTGAGGAAATTCACGCAGCAGTAGGCATTGCCAAGAAACCTGGTCCTGCATTGAAGACCGCCAAGGGTCGTTCTACAGAGGCAGCAAACATCATCCAGAACACGATCCTGGATGCCGAGGCTGTGATCCTCAAGGCTTATCAGAACGAGGCAAGGCAGTCCCTCTTAAAGCTTGCAGAGAAGTTCCCTGACCCTGACTTCTGGGTCGTGGCTCCGATCAAATCCCGGATGGTCATCGACAAGAAGACCGGCAATGTCCGGTTTGCTGGTGACCCCACCCTGGCTAACAGCGTCCACTCTGCTGAGATCTTCGTGGATGGTGAGCTGGTCCGGGTTGAGATGAAGGACGCTCACTTTGCAACCGCGGTGAATAAAGCAGCAGACAAGCTACCAGATGTTGTGGATAAGGTGGCTAAAGTCTTGGCTGCATATAACCGGTGGAAGGCAATGCTGCTCACTCAGTTGAATCCTGAATGGGCAATCACCAACGCCTTCCGTGATGCCGGTGCTGCGATCGCCAACGTCAAGGTGGATGAGGCTGAAAAGCAGATCCCACAGGAAACCCTGAAAGAAGCTGCCAAGTCCTACGCCTCTTCCATGCGCGAGATGTTTAAGTACGTCCGTGATCCTGATAACGCACCTGGTGCAGTGGCTTCAAAGATCCGTCGCTTCGAGGAGCTCGGTGGAACCACCAAGTTCTTCGGGCTAAACGACATCGAGCAGAAGCTCAACAAGTTCCGTGACCTAGAAGCCAAGGCTCAGAACAAGGGCGTTCGTGGCAAGGCACTGAACCTGATCGAGAAGAGCAAGGTTGGGAATCTGCTTGACGTGATCATGGATCTGAACTCCACCGTGGAGATGCTGCCCAGGTTCGCTGCCTTCGATGCACTAACCAAGCTCGGGGTTGATGATCAAACCGCTGCCACCTACGCCAAGAACCTGAACGTCAACTTCAATCGCCGCGGTGAGCTGGGTTGGCTGTCCAATGTCTACCTGTTCTTCAATGCTGCGGTGCAGGGTAACGTCCGTACCGTGAAGGCTTTGGGTACCAAGACTGGTGGCGCGATCGCAGGTGGTCTCTTTGTAGCTGGGTTGATCGAAGCAGCAATCGGTCACGCCCTGGATGACGATGAGAACGACAACGGAAAGCCCGACATCGAGGAGCTCTCTGACTACGACCGCAACACCAACATCGTGATCCCAGTGGGTGGCAACAACTACTTCAAGATCCCGCTTCCGTATGGCTTTAACGCCATAAAGGCTGCAGGTTCCCACATGGGGGATTCGATCTGGGGTACCAAGTCTCCGGTCAAAGCAGCATGGGCAACGCTTCGTGCGTTCTCTGATGCCTATAACCCGATCGGTGCTGGAGATTCATCCAGTGCTGCGAACACTGCGATCAAGATGATCTCGCCTGAGATTACCGATCCGATCGTGGAGTACGCCTTAAACGAGAACCGCTACGGTGCCCCGATCAGGAAAGAGAACCGACCAGGGATGCCGTCTTTGCCTGACTCCGAGCTCTACTTTGACTCGGTCTCTGGGGTCTCGAAGGCTGTGAGCTCGTTCCTGAACAGCGCGACTGGTGGCAACAAGTTTGTCTCTGGTGCGATCGACATCAACCCTGCAGCGATTGACCAGTTCTTTGGGGCGATCCTCCCGGGTACCCCGTCAGTCGTAACGCGTGGCGTTAATACCGCGGTGAAGGCTGCGACCAGTGAGGCAGAGATCGAGATCCGTGAGATCCCGTTTGTCCGTCGAGTCCTCACCGAACCGGCCAAGGCTTCGACCTACAAGGATTACTCCGAGGTCAAGGCGCTGATCGACCAGCTCAAGAACATCGACAACAACGGTGTCCGTGAGCAGCGTCAGAAGCTCAAGGAGTTCCCGGGATGGAGAGGGGTAGAAGCTCAGCTCGATGCCGCAGAGAGCGTCCGGAAAGACTTGGTCACCAGGAAGCAGTCAATCCGCAACGGTGACGTCAAGGTGGCGGACAAGGACCTCGAGATCCAGAAGATCGATGAGAAGATCCTCAAGCTCGAGAACCGTGTCCTGAAGCGCTACAACGCGGTCTCAGACGCCTGGTAATCAGGCACCCTGAACGTCATTACTCGGAGCCCAAGGATGCAGCGGGATGTCACTCTCGCTCGTCCTTGAGTGCAACAGCATCCCATTGGGCATATGGGTCATGAACGCGATCGGCTCAGGCCTGTTGGCCAAAGCTTTGCGCAGTGCAGCAATCGCCTCCTCTTCTTTGCCGTACTGAAGGGGCCAATCTCTAGGACAAGTCCCCGTCCCCTCAAGCGCATGTAGCGCCATCTGAGCTGCCTTCCTCAGGTCATTCATGGTCCGCCTCCCTCACCATGTAGTCGAATTTCAGGGCCTCAATACCACCCACCATCTCGCAGTAGTTGTCATGCGGCATGAAACAGGTCACCCGTAGCCCATCGGACCTGAACCCCACTCCACAAAACGACTGCAACACCCCACTCTTTGCGTCCGCCAGGATGTCCTCGAGCATCTCGACCAAGGATTCATTCGGGCTTCCGTCGTTTACCTGTACCCCAGGCAGGGCCTTCACGTTACTCACTTCGCCTCGCTTGCACGGACCATCAGGTACAGCGGAAGTACGCACACATACGTAGCCCACCACCCAAGCCCAGCGTCGAAGTGATACAGAAGGAACGCCGTCAACAATGCAGTCATCGTTCTTCCTCGCTATGACGTAAACCTGCCGTCGGACGACATAGGACTACGTCGGATCCAGGACCAATTAGTTCAACCGCTTACGCCGCTACAACTTTCAGTTCAGGACGGCTTTGGCGTAAACCTGCCGCAAGAACTGTGTCCACCGCGGAAGCTGATTTCGTCAGCGCAGACAGGTCGGCCTTCGCATAGCGCCGCACCATCTTTTCCGACTTCCAACCCCCGAGATCCTGGATGTCCGCCAGGGAGATGCCGTTGTTCCTGAGCATCGAGGCCCATGTGTGGCGGTTGTCGTGCCACCGATAGTCCTCAATCCCTGCGCGTTGCAGTGCTTTCCTCCAGGATCCGGTGTTCACCTGCCCTACCGGATTGCCTTGATACGTGAACACGTAGTCTTCGTGCCTCCCGATTTGGGAGCTCAGAATTTCACGGGCCATTTCTGACAAAGGAAGCACCAACTCACGCTTGCCCTTGAACTGAGAGGCTGGGATCCTGATCACACGAGACTGCATATCCACCCACTCCCACCGCAGCTTGATCACGTTCGCCTGACGTAACCCAGTTGAGAGCGCGAACATGAACATTGCCCTTTGATGCTCGGGCAATTCCCCCATCAGCGCCTTCACCTCGGCAACAGACAGGCTGCGTGACCGCTCACGGTCTGACTCATCGAACTGCTTGAAGCGAGTCGGGGGATTCTTCAGCCACCCCCAGCTATCCGATGCCCGATACAACAGGGAACGGATGGCTGACAGATACCGGTTGGCTGTGGCCTTGGTGGTCTCCTTGGCCTTCTCATACACCCCAGACATCACCTCACCCTTCGTGACAGCGGACAGGTTCTTACCCTTGAACTTCGTCCCCCACCACTCGAGTTGCCGTTTGTAGTCACGCAAACTGCGGTGACCTTCTACTTCCAGCTCCAGCAGAAAACGATTGACCGCTTCTTCCCAGGTGAACTCCTTGGCTCGGCCTAGCCTCACCTCGTCCCACAACCGTGCCTTGAGCTTGTCGTGGTACTCCTGAGCTTTCTTGCGATCCGTCGTCTTCGTGCTGTGCCGGACCCTCTTCCCGTCAGGGCCTGTGATATCCACCCACAGGTTGACGGACCCTTTAACCGCAATGACGGCCATTACGCCTCCACTGCCGGTCGCTCGGAAGTTTGAGCGTACTGACTTTGGATGAAGGTCTCAAGGTCAGCTCGCATAATCCGCCACCGGCCATTGGCCCCAATGCGGAAGGCTGGGATCTTCCCCTCCCGGGCCCAACGACGGACGGTTTCGTAAGCCATACCCAGCATCTCTGCGGCTTCGTAGAGATCCAAGGTCTGGCGATTCACATCACCCATTGCTCTGCTCCATAACAAGTTGGATCAGGTTCGGTGAGCTCCATCCCTCCGGCTTCAAGATCTTGCCGTCTTCGCGACGACGCACCTTGCCGGTTTTCGGATCCACCTTCGCCATGTTCGAACGTTGAACCTCATCCCACAGTGGCTGCGGGTCTATGCCCATCGCATGCATTGCACCGATGGAGACATAGATGATGTCGAGCAAGGCGTCACACACATAGGCCACCTCAGAGACGTGATTCCCATTGACGCTTGGGAACCCGCCTTCACGAGTAGCTGCATGCAACTCGCTCACCTCTTCATCAACAAGGCTCAGGTACATGAGGACCAGGTCCCGTGAGGGCTTCTGGTCACACGCATCCATGAAAGCCTTCTGTTCCTTGAAGACACTCATGCCGCTTCCTGGAACATGTCTTCCTGTTCGTGAGAAGTCTCTTGCACCTTGACGCCAACGCTCAGCAGATCGACCAGGTCGTCTTGCGTTGCGACTTCCACTGCCATCGTCGCTCGAGCAACGTGGCTTAGGGCTTGATGACGGTTAGCTGCACGGACCAGGTGGTTGCTGCCAACGCCTGTGTTAACAACGTAGATACGCTTTTTCATTTGAACTTCCTCATAGTTGCAGGTTTTGGGGGACGTCCCCTGGGTTTAGAAACTTTTGTCTTGAGACTCACGATCTCTTGGTCGAGGTGAACAATCCGCTGCGTGAGTCCCTTGATTAGGTCACGAAGCGCATGAACTTCTCTCGTGAGCTGGTCGTACTTGCTTGGGCCGAAGAGACTCATTGCAGCCCTTTCGTCCATAAGCGTGGCCACAACAACGTGGTGCCTCGCGTAGCGCCTCGAGCAAGAAGCTCAGACGTGGTGGCGAACCTTGGCTTGTCGTCCTCAGTCCTACCTGGAAGAGCCCACATATCAGGCTTGGTGTAGTGGGGAACGAGGGACATGTTTCCCAGGTGCATCACTGGGGTCCAGTCCATCTCCATTCGGCTATTCATGTCGGTCATTTGTTACTCCTTTTAGATCAGAATGGGATATCGTCCTCTGCTTCGTCCAATGAACGAGCTGGGGCCTTGGGTTTTGGTTTCGGCTTGTCTTCTTCGCGCTTGGTCAGCAGCACGACCTTGTCGGCCTTGATCTCAGTGGTCTGACGCTTGTTGCCTTGCTTGTCTTCCCACTCACGAGTCCGAAGAGAGCCCTCTACGTAGAGCTGGTCACCCTTCTTCACGTACTGCTCGATCACCTCAGCAGTGCGGCCATACGCCACGATGCGGTGCCATTCCGTGGCTTCCTTCATCTCGCCACTTGACTTGTCTTTCCAGCGCTCTGACGTGGCCACAGACGCCATCGCGATTGCGTTTCCGTCCGCGGTGTACTTAGCCTCAGGGTCCTTCCCCACTCGGCCAAGGATCGTTACTTTGTTGACTGACATTCGTTCTCCTTTAGAACAGATGGTTGGTCACTGAGATCGGCGTGATCTCGTTCGGGTAAAACTCTTTCTTCTTCAACCGACCAGGCTCGGTGTCCGCTACAACGTGGGCCCAGAACAACGCGAGCCTCGGCATCAACCATCCCCAGTACTCCCTACTTCTCGGAAGGCGGGTCACCGTCATGCCGAACGGTGTCCAGCAAACAAAGTCCCACCACTCCCGATTCGTTACTTCCATCAAGCCCTGGCACTGCGCCATGTAGTACACAGGCACCCCGTCGTAGACCTTCTGATCGAACGGGCACTTGAACTCCACCCCACCAGAATGCCCGACAAGCCCATCAGGAGAGCCGCCAAGCCACGAATACTCTTGGTGTGGTATGAACCCCACCTCCTCCACTAAATGGCCTGTATGGAGCTCATACGCAGCCAGAGCGACCTTCTCGTTCATGTCACCCCAAGCTGTTGCTGCGTTGCCTTCGAAGGTTTCGCGTTTCGTTAGGCGACGGAAGAGCTGTTGTCTGCTTCCTGGTGAGATTCCTGCTGCTTGGCCGAAGACGCTGCAGGTGAGCTTGCCTTCGCGCTCTTTGAACCACTCTTCTGTGCGCTGAGCTGCTCCTTCATGGCGTCCTTGATCGCTTCGCATGCCTTCTTCTCCGAGTTATCCAACTTCAAAAATTTCCCAGACAGTTCTTCCAGGGTTTTGCTGGACTCAAGTTCAGCTTTGATCTTGAGGATCCGTTCTTCTGATACGACTTGCTTCGGAGGATTGGCTTGCTGATGCACAGCGTTCTCCACCTCGTTAGCCGAGGCGAACTCACCGCCGTGGATTCCGAGAGCTGCTAAGGCACGACCGATTGCGGAGGTCGCACAGTTCTCAACAGCACTGGTCTTGTTGATCTGAGATGCATTGCGCATCTCTTCGGCATCACCCTCAGCGAAGGTGATCCATTCAATCGAGGCTGACATGCCGTCATGAGTCTTGATCGGGATATCAATGAAGGCCTTGATCTGAACAACATCGTCGTCAGCCCTGATGATGTTGGTTCTGAATCTGCCGTACACACCGAACGCCTTGCGGAAGACTTCAACCCGCGTTGCTACTGTCGTGTAGCGCTTCCTTCCGATCTGGATTCCCTCGTCGTTCAGCCTTGCGCATTCCGTCATGGCTGTTTGCAGCGCCTTGTCTGCCTGGTCCATCGTGAACATCGTTCGCTCCTGTGACATGGATGCTTGATTACATCCGATACAGGAATCATACATCCTTGTTTGACGAATAACAAGTGAACTTGTTGGAAATATGCAGGAAAACGGAACGCCTCTAGGGAAATGTCAGAAGCGTTGTGCGAATGCAGCAATAAAAAACCCCGCCGGAGCGGGGCTTCGCTAAGCGATGGAGCTCAGCGTCGGTACTTGCGGTGCTCGACCACGGTCCACTTGCATGATCATCCGAAAATCAAGTATCCTTGTTGGAACGCCGGGATAGGTGGGACCTCATGACCCCACTGAAAGCTAACCAGCTCCAGCCTCCCGGCTCACTCCATTTCTTTGGAGCTGGAACGGAGCTGATAAATGGAAAGTCCCTTCTACATGATGTGGGTCGCCGGAAAAGGCGCACCGAAACGCATCCATCCAACACTCGAACGAGCTCGCGAAGCTGTCCAGGCCTACAAGGACGACGGCGGAACACGCGAGGTGTTCATTCTCCAGGTCGTTGAGCAGTACCCGGGCCGGAGACTTCTGACCCTGAAGCGTCGACCTGACTCAAACAAGGTCGAGCCCAAGCATCCAACACCTATCTGACGTGAGGGAACCATGCACTTCTACCCTCACCACATCGGAGACTTCCTCCGAGATACCCACTCCCTCACCCCACAAGAATCGTACTGGTACCTCAGGCTAATCTGGCTGTACTACGAGACAGAAAAGCCCCTCCCCGATGACGTTCCGAACCTGTGTTTCAAGATCGGAGCTCGAGGTCATGAGGACACTGTCCGCATTCTGTTGCAGAACTTCTTCAGATTCGATCCGTATCTGAAATCACATACGCATCAGAGGATCGACAGAGAAATTGCCAAGTACCAACGCAAGGCAGCTTCTGCAAATCGTGCGAATCAGATGCGATGGGCATCTGAAACGGATCTGAAATCAGAAAAGAAATCGGATACGGATCAGATCCTAACCAAGAACCAAGAACCAAGAACCAATAAAGAACATACGCCACAGGTGGCGGATCTTCTGCCTGATGTTGATCCTGCTGTCCTGAAAGACTTCGTTGCTTTGCGAAAGAAACTCCGTGCTCCGATCACTGAGGTCGCTGCAAAGGGTCTGATTCGCGAAGCAGAGAAAGCAGGGATCACTCTCACTCAAGCACTGACGATCTGCTGCGAGAGAAGTTGGCGTGGCTTCAACGCTGACTGGCTCAAGGACAAGAAGGCCAAGTCCGACGAGTTCGATTGGGACGAAGCACTGCGAGGTGCAGCATGAACCAACACCTCGAGACAGTCTTAGGTCGCCTCAGGAAAGTCAAAGGTAGGAACGGGAACTGGGTTGCATGTTGCCCAGCTCACGATGATCACAACCCTTCCATGACGATTCGAGAAACGCCTGATGGCACCATCCTCATGCACTGCTTCTCCGGCTGCTCGATCCACGAGATCGCTGACGCAATCGGAGTTGACCTCACCGATCTGTTCCCTCCTAAGACCGACTATCACAGCTCCGGTCCTAAAGCCCAACGCTTCTACGCATCCGACCTGCTCAGGGTCATCGGATTCGAAGCGCTTGTTGTGCGCGTTGCTGCAGCCAACATGGCCCAGGGCAAATCCCTTTCCGAAGAAGACAGAGAGCGCTTGAACAAGGCGCAGTCCCGTATCGCAGAAGCACTGGAGCAAATCAATGGGTAGCCTGACTTCAATCGAGCGAGTAGCTCAGCGTCTCGATGACGAGAGATCCACCAGGCTACACAAGGAGGACGTTGACTTCGACGGGTACATGACTCAGCGAGACAAGGACATTGCGAAGATCAAGGGACCCGAAGACTTCCGTGAGATGGTGCATCAAGAGTTCATGGGAGAGGCCAAGCTTGCTGGTCTCTTACTTCCATGGAGCAAGATGGCTGACAAGTTTCGTGTCAGGCCTGGTGAAGTAACCATCTGGACTGGATTCAATGGTCACAAGAAGTCGATGGTTACAGGCTACGTAATACTTTCGTTGATTGCGCAAGGTGCAAAAGCGGCGATAGCATCGTTTGAGATGAAGCCGCATAAGACATTAAAGCGTATGTGCTGTCAGGCAATTGGAACCAAGGAGCCAACGACTAAGTACATCGATAAGTTTCTGGACAAGATGACCGGAAGCTTATGGCTTTACGACCAGCAAGGTGAGGTGACGGTGGATCGGATCATCGCCGTCGTCTACTACTGCGCTGAGCAGCTCGGTATCACCCAGTTCGTGATCGATTCCCTGATGAAGGTGGTCGCGAATGAGGACGACTACAACGGGCAGAAGCGCTTCATCGATCGGCTCTGTGCTGCAGCTCGAGAGCTGAACGTCCACATCCATCTTGTCCATCACTCACGCAAGAGAGACGACGAGAAGACCCGCCCTGGCAAGCAAGACAGCAAGGGTTCCGGGGCGATCGTGGACCAGACCGATAACTTCGTTGTGGTGTTTTGTCCCCCGAAGAAGGAAGGTGAGGTTGATAAGCCTGACGTCCTTCTCTACGTGGACAAGCAGCGGCATGGCGACTACGAGGGTGTGTGCCCCCTCTGGTTCGATGACCGCAGTCTTCAATTCCGTGAGGGATCAAGCGTTCCTCGAAAGCTATGGGTTGATTGATGAAGCGCTTCAAACCGGACGCCGATTTCGTGGCAGTCCAATCTAACCGGATGCACGAGCTGCTTAGGCAACGTGCTTCCGTGTCCAGGGAAGACCTCGAGTACGCAGTGGAAGCGATAGCCAGGTTGAAAGACGAACGCCTGAAGGCTTGCGTTATCGAGCTCATTGGCTGGGGCGATGAGGAACGAGCAGAGATCGAGACCTTCGTTGCGATCGCCATCGAGGTGATGAAGCGGACCAACGTCTCCAAGCTTCGTGAGTGCGCTCGGATCGTTGAGCTACGTCACTTCTTCAACGGAGGGAATAATCGTGATCAAGCGACTCAAGAACATGTGGTGTGACTGGTTCCACCACGGAGGAAGGATCACCCGGGATGAGAACGGGTTCATCAACTGGCGCTGCGATACCTGTGGTCGGTGGGCTTACCCGACAGCCGCGGAAGTCGAACGTGCCGTCATCAACCAGGACATCAAAGCGCATCTTGCAAAGAGGGGAAAGAACAAATGAAGAAGCCAAAGACTTACACCACTCAGCTTGGCTGGGTCACCTTCGAGTTCCAGTCACATCACTTGAAGGTCGTGAACTTTCTCAAGTCGGTGGGTGGAACGGCAACCCTTCAGGAAATTACCGCGGCCTACGGCAAGGGAAAGATCTGTCCGGTAAAGGCCTTGCTCCAGCTCGGGAAGATGGGTGCTGTCTCAAGGGAGACCATCCGCCTTCGCGGTGGGCGAGGAGACAAGATCTCGTACTACACGCTATCCACCTACCGTCCAGCACTCGATATCAACTTCAACAACCCATTCGGTCTGAGGGCAGCATGAACAGAGAAGACATCATCCGCATGGCGCGGGAGGCTGCGTTCTCTGAACCAGCACACCCATTCATTACTTGGGGCGCAAGCGACGAACAGCTTGAACGCTTCGCTGCCCTTGTCGCCGCCCATGAGCGTGAAGAGTGCGCGAAGGTGTGTGATGTGCTTGCTGTACATCCTGAATATGCGTCAGACATTACAAAAGTGGCCGCGCAAGCAATCCGAGCAAAGGGGTGAGCATGAAGGACTACGTCGCAGGAGAGGCTGTGTGGCGTACCTCAGAAGAGCAGTCACCCCCGCTTGGATCAAAGCTCTTGCTCTTGAATCCAGGTGGTGTCTGTGTCGTTGGCCATTGGGCTGACTGGGCGGTTGCATGGGCACCTCTCCCTAAGGTACCGAGCCACATCAAGGAGGTTCTCGATGGATCGAGAAGAACAAGCGAGGCGCAACCGTGAAGCAATGCCAAACGTGGCAGCAATCCTCGATGAGTTCCGAGAAGTCTTCGGGCCAGATTGCAAGCTGCTTTACGGCAAGGATCACGTCACTGGTCATGAGGTTGGGACACCCTCACCTCGTGGTGTCGAACCAATAATTACCCCAAGGAAAGACGATGAAGATCTCAGACGAACAGATCGAAAGACGACTAGGCGAACTAAGGGGTATGGCCGGTGAGTACGCCGAGGCCTACGCCGAAAGGACCCACCTTGAAGAGTTCAAGAAGTCCAAGCTTGCGATGCTCATGAAGGAGGCAGAGATCGGTGGACACAAGACCGTTGCCTCTCAAGAGCGTGAGGCCCTGGCGAACCAGGAATACATCAAATTGCTGGAGACCCTACGCATAGCAACCGAGAAGTCAGAGCGCCTTAGGTGGCAGCTCGAGGTGGCGAAGCTAGGAGTCGGTGTCTGGCAGACAGCTCAAGCAAACGAACGCATGGAGATGAAAGTGTATGGACGATAGGTACGTCGATGAACACGAGGCCCTGACATTCGGGCCAGTAGAGAAGGACCCCAATGGCCTAGACCCTCACACCCTTGGTGCCAAGCTGGACGCAGGGAAGGTCCGCCCTACCCTGATCTTGAACTCAATGCATCGAGCGATCCGTGCAGTCGTTGAGGTCGGGGAATACGGGGCCAGGAAGTACACCGAGGACGGATGGCAGCACGTTGAGCGTGGCTTTGAACGCTACAGCGATGCGATGCACCGCCACCTTCTGGCTGAGAACGACGAGATCCGCGACCCACAGACGGGCCTTACCCATGCAGCGCACGTCGCATGGAATGCATTGGCAAGGCTCGAGCTACTGCTGAGGGAGATCGAATGAAGATCATCCCTCCGTACCTCACCTTTCGTGACGCGCTTAGGCGTGGGTTTGTTGGCCGGATCGAGAACCGTAGCTACATGGAGTGGGTCAAGGGCTTGCCTTGTGTGAGCTGCAGCCAACCTGCTGATGACCCTCACCACCTGTACGGCAGCGGATACAAGGGCATGGGAACCAAGGTGCCTGACTACCTGACCATCCCTGTCTGTCGTAACTGTCACGACGCTCTCCATCACAACGTGTCTGGCTGGGAAGAAGTCAATGGATCCCAGTGGGAACACGCCGCCATGACCATGCTTCAAGCCATCTATCAAGGAGTCTTAAGTGAAAGAACCAAGTCTCGATGACGTCGCCTTCATTAGCCAGAGGGCAAGGATTGAACTGCAGTTCATCCGTAAGCGGTGCGGTGAACTCAATGACCTGGTCAGCTCCCAGGCATCGGAGATCCGGTACCTGAAGAACGAGCTGATGAAAGTGGAGCAGATGCTTGCCGTCGCGCAGAGGTTGTCATGAAGAAGAAGCGAGCAATGCGTGACGTCCTTGGGCCACAGCCTGTCCGCCTGATCTCATACTCCACGCCAAACCCGGAGGCCTTCCATGACCCAGACATGGACATCAAAGAGCTCGTTGCCTATTGCGCCCGTGTCTCCAACCCATCCAACCAACTCAACACAGAGACAGCAGACAAGCTCATCAGGTACCTCATCGCGAACAAGCACTGGTCCCCGTTCGAGATGGTTTCAATCTGTCTTGAGATCACTACTACCCGGGACATCGCAAGACAGATCCTCAGGCACCGAAGCTTCAGCTTCCAGGAGTTCAGCCAACGATACGCTGACCCAACTAAGGATCTCTCGTTCGTTTATCGGGAAGCAAGACTCCAAGACCCAAGCAACAGACAGAACTCCATAGACACGGACGACAGTCTGCTGCACGAGAAGTGGAAGTTCATGCAAGACCTGGTGCTGCACGAAGCCAAGCGAGCCTACAAGTGGGCCATCGAGAAAGGGATCGCGAAGGAGGTTGCTCGAGCTGTCCTGCCTGAAGGGCTGACCGAGAGTCGGATGTACATGAACGGGACCCTCCGGTCATGGATCCACTACATCGAGCTGCGCACAGCGAACGGTACCCAGAAAGAACACATCGAGATCGCCAGGGCTTGTGCCCATGTCATCGCTGACGTCTACCCAATGGAGGACGAGGATGAGCGGTGATCACAACATGCACCAGAAGTCGCGGTCGTTTGTCGATCGTTATGAAAAAGTCCGTGAGCTAGTCAAAGACCCGACGCTTAGAGTCAAAGATATTGCAGAGCAGACTGGATACGACAAGGGCCATGTCAGCAGACTACGCAAGGAAGCAATCAAGAAAGAATGGGTTGGGCTGACGCCGCGAGAAATTGAACTGCTTGACGGGATGATCGAGGTTCAACTGCACCACGCCGCGCAGTGCGACCACATCGCCAATCGGACAATGGCGGAAAAGCAAAAAGGCTGGGACATGGAGCGTGTTGCACTGCTTCGCAAGCTGCGGGAGAAGAACACATGAGCTTCATTGTTGGCTGCGACCCTGGCCTCAATGGGGCGATCGCTGTACTCACCAAGGACGGGGAGTTTGTGAAGGTCTTTGATACCCCGACCTACGAGGTGACCTCCGGGAAGAAGACAGTGCGCCGAGTCTTAGCTCCGGCCATCGTTGCTGAGCTCGAGCAATACACCAATGCCCAGGCCTTCATCGAGATGGTTGGATCACGTCCAGGCGAGGGTCACATGAACAGTTTCAACTTCGGAAAGTCTGCTGGAATCCTCGAGGGAATCATGGCTGGTCTCAGGATACCCTCTCAGACCGTTTCTAGCATGGCCTGGACGCGTCAAATGCGAGTGGGTAAGGAGAAGGATCAGGCAAGGGCGATCGTCGCTCAGACGTGGCCTATTGCAGCCGCAGAGGTATCCAGGAAAAAAGACATAGGAAGAGCTGACGCATTACTGATTGCTGAATACGGGAGATTGACATGCGCTCGATAGGAAAGATGCACACCCCAGATGCCAAGCCTCTGTACGGAGGGAAGAAGAGACACGCTCTCCTTTCGGACGAAGGGTTCTGCCTGAACCAGGTGTCGATTGAGAAGCTGGGGTCACAGAAGAAGTTCAAGGTCCACATCCTGTCACCCCTTGGGCTGAACCGTAGGGTTGTGTCCTTCGTGACCATCTTCGACAGGCGTTACATCGCAGACGTGGTTACAGGAACGCTGTACTCCACCATCACTGGACGCTGCATGACTAGTGATCAGCGCAGAATTGTGAGTGTGCAATGAAGTTCAACAGCATCGAGAGTGCGCTGACGTTTGCGTTCTCTGTGCGTGAGCGCCAGGACTATGCGCGTCTCGACCTGCTGGGGGTGCGGTCAACAGGCGGTGATCGGATGACACCGTTGGATCTTCATGCACAGGGGGCGATGATCATCTCCCGGGTAAACACATTGCCCGATGTGGAGATGCTTACGGTGTACGCACAGTGGGCGTACGGGAAAGAAAGGGATCTAGCAGTAGGGAGTTGGGCCCAGATCCATGCAGAGGGATTGGGCGTATCTGTATCTCAGGCGAGAGACAGTCTGTCGAACTGGGTGAAGAGATCCCCGAGTCTTCGCAAGATAGCGGCAGATCACGGGGCCTCATATCGACAGGCGAATACGTGGAGGAAGAAGGTCCTCGACACGTTCTTGCCGATGCAGCGCAGGGCATTGGACTCCCTGCACGATCAGCTAATCGATCGCAGTTGACGGGTTCTTCGGTGGCCTCCCGGCCTTTGACTTCTTGATCACCAGCTTCCGCGGCACCATCCACACGGAAGCGAACTTCACTGCACCGATCACACGCCCCGCCTTGAGCAGGTAGTGCATGCGTTGGGTGCTGAACCCGAGCTGCTCACAAGCTTCCTTGACGGAGATGTACTTGCTCATGGCTCACTCTACCTCATCAGGGCTGTGGGCTGCGGTCTCGACGGCGTCCTGCATTCTCTGTGCCCAGCCCATCGCCTCTTCGAAATCCTGCTCGGTGAATCCGGCAAGCTCGGTCATGTTCATGAAGACCACAGAGGCGCAGTTTGAGCAGGAATCCCTGAGGGTTTCGAGCGCAGGCTCAGGTGCATCCACGCCATCAATGATCGCTCGGTTGATGATGCAGAAAGCCTGGAGGTGATAGCAGGTCTTGACGTAATCGGCAAAGCGCTCTCCCTTGTGGGCCGCAATGGACACGAGGAAGTCAGCGACGGTTTGAACAGCTCGATGTCTCTTGTTCATAGTTAAGGTTTCCTAGTTGTTGGTGATCTTTCCTTGGTCGAGAAGCGTGCCTTGCAGTGGGTGCATTCACGCCTCCGTTCCACGTAGTAGTAGCCGCGGGTTGGTTCCCACCAGTGCCTGGTCTCGAGGACCTTGGTCTTGTAGGCCTCGCCGTCCGGTGCCCTGCAGTAGGGGCACTGCATTACATGGACCTCCAAAGGGCGCGACCTAGCAGGTTCAGGGCGACGACGACTGCGAACCAGAGGGTGAGTCCGAAGATCCACTCGGGTAGCTTCCAGCGGATCCAGGACCAGGGCGTCTTGCCGAAAGCCATAATGTCCTGGACCCAGAGTTGGTCGTACTCAACGTAGTTGTTGAGCGGGGGCTGGTAGTTGCTGCCGATCTTGACCTTCTTGCCTGGGGCAATCGGGATGGGGACGATTTCGTTGTCGCGGATGATGTGAGCCATTAGTTTTCTCCTGTTGCTTTGGCGGTGGCGTGTTGAGCCTCACGTTCTATCGTTCTGGACCAGTGCCGGTTATCCACCAGGGATATGTTGAGGATTGTGTGTAGCGCGCCCAATAGATCTTGGTTCACGGCATGTAATCGGCGCAGTTCGGCGGCAATGTACGGGGCAAGGTATAGCTTCGCATTCACCGGGTCTTCGAGTTGTGCAGCCAACCGCAGGGCTTCTGGTTGTGTGTTCATGTGTTTCTCCTATGAAAGAAGGGGCCGAAGCCCCGGGAATTAAGCGGCGAACTCTTCGGTCAAGGACCAGAGCTCTTTGTTGATGCGAAGGGTCTCGGCAACCGCGGTGATGCGCTTGGTGTTGGAGATGGACCCGTCGGTCTTGCGGACAGAGAATCCGCCGCGCATCAGGGTCTCTTGCACCCTGTTGTAGACACCCCAGAGGTTGTTCGAGGTGTCGTTGAAGCGACGGCGACGGGCCAGGGCATCAGGGCTGATGACGGTGGCCGTATCACCCAGGCGGATCTTCGAGGCGCGGACCTGGAACTCACGGATCATGGCGTCGGTCATGTCCTTAGCCTTCCACTCGGAGACCTTGTCTTGCAGCATGGGCAAGCGATCCATGATCGAGTGGGCTGCACCTACGACGCTGCTTGCAAGGCCATCGGTGTGGCGGAAGCGGAAGCTGCCGACCATGGACTCGGCTACGACCAGGCCGTTGGAGCAGATGAACCGGAAGAGCCCAGCGTGAAGCTGGTAGGACGTGCTCGCATCGTGGGAGTTGACGAGCAAGACCTCGGGCACGAAGTCCTGACCCTGCACTCGGTTGTCACGCAGCACGACCATGTGCTTAGCGAACCCACGCTTGTCTGCGATACGGGTACGGGATTCCATGGCACGGGTGACGGTGAAGCCAGAGTCACGGAGGTTGTTGACCAGCTCGATGGTGGGCGTGAAGGTGTAGCGATCGGACACCTTGTGGTAGGGCTGGGTGGCGAAGACTGAAGGGGCGAGGCGCTCGATACGGTCATCAGCGAGGGCAACGTTGGAAGACATGCGGGTGTAAGCGTTCATGTGAAACTCCTTGAGATAAGCCCCAGGAATTGGGGCAGTGATTGAATTAGAACAAAACCGTTGGAGAAAACCAAAAAGCTAGGCAGCAAGAAGGAGACGCTCAAGCTTGGCGTCATAGGTCTTGACGAGGTGATCGGTGGCAGCAGGTGACATGATCGTGTCCCTCTCGAGCCCATCGCAGGTCAGAAGGATCTTGAAGGCAACCCGATCAGCCAACCAGGCAACGTGCTCTTCTGCCTTGTGGCTGTGCCTGTTGTGGTTCACGGCCACATTGGTGCTGTCGCTCGAGTCAAAGTCGTAGAGGTGGGCCATCGACTGAGCTCTCATCATGTGGATCCATGGCCTACGGTAGGCACCATTGCTCTCGGCGCACATCGTGTCCACTGCCTTGAGCGCAGCCTGGATACGCTCGTGCCACTCAGGGGTCCCGACCTTGGCGTACTGACCTGAGCTACCGATGGCCACGTACTCGAACCCTGCCTCGATCAGGCCAGTGAGGCGGTGGATTGGCTCGTGCATGTGCCAGACCACCATCATCCGGTGCATTGGTAGATCAACGCCCTCGAGCTCGAGCTCCGAGCAGATGAAGTCGTTGGTCATCTCGTCGTTGGCGATGGCGTCCCCGTCGATGACGTCGGGCACCACGCACACGGCCTGAGGGCAGCGCTGCAGGATGTCCGATGCCCACCTTGCGAAGCCGTGCCAGTACTCACGGTCCATCTTCTGGCCTGACATCCAGGCGCTGAAGGCCCCGTTGTCCACCATGAGGATCTCATCCTGGCCGACGAGGTCGATGATCTTGTCGAGTTGCTTGCCGAGCCTCTGCCTGGACCAGTAGCTCACGCAGAAGGACCGGCCACTGAGCTGCTCGATGAGGTGGCTGGGGTTGATCGGGGTGCCGTAGACGATGCGCTTTCTCATGGTCAAATCTCCTTGCTTAGGGCGGCGGTGAGTTTGAGACGGAGGTCTTCCGCGTAGGCGTTGACTGCCTGGGGCCGGAGAAGAACAGCGAAGGCAAGCTTGACCACCTCCTCGTAATTGATCTGATCCACCAGGTCACCGAACTCCTCGAGGCTTAAGGTCTCGAACCGATGCTCGAGCCTTGCCTCTTGTGCCTCTGCCTCATCGCAGATACGGGCCCACTCACGGTCGCAGAAGGCGTCGTAGTTCATGCTTCCCCCTTGATGAAGTGCGTTGCGGTATCGAGTGCGTCCTGCATGCTGTCCGTGTGGTAGGTGGCGGCGAAGTCACGCTTGCCGTCGGTGATGAAGTGGACGATGAACTCGCACCATTCGGGATCGACGTAGACCTTGGCAACACGAGGACCGAGGTTGAAGGTTGAGACTAAACGTTTGGTCATGATTCAAGCTCCGGTAAAGACGAGGCGTTTAAGGGTGTCGATGACTTCGTTCATGGCCTGGGCGGGTACGGTCCAGTCCTCGATCCCACAATCAAGGGTGAGGCCATAGCGACGGTCACGATTAAGGATCGTGTCGAGGTAGTAGCGGCTGACAAACTGGCCGTACTCGGTGTGCGGGTAGCGGCTGTCGTAGAACTCCACGAGCGGCATGATTCCCTCGTGAGTGAGGACAAAGTCGAGGCCGAACTTCTCGCCACGGGAAACGATGCGGACGTTGAACTTGTCTGCTTTGAAGACGATTGACATGGTGTTATCTCCGGAAAAAAGAAGAGCCCCGAGTGGGGCTGGTAGTTGATTAAGCGATTGCCCAGTCGGCATCGCCGTATCCGTCCACATGACGGACAGCATCAGACTTGATGGCCTCGAGGATGGCGAAGGCCTCGGTTTTTTCCCAGTCGCTGGTCTCGCATGACTGGTACTCGAGGCAGTTGCAAGCTTTGATGATCGCGATCGCCGGGAGGTTCACGTAGGCGATGGGAGCCTGGCGAAACACGAACCCATCGGTAGGTTCGCTCTCGTTGTAGTGGGTGTTCACGCTGCGGACGTTCTCGGCGTAGAGAGTCGCTGCGACAAGCTCGGCCTTGTCTTGGATCTCGTGCCGCTTGGAATCGAAGATGTAGTTGACGCGGTGCTTAGCTGCCCATGAGACGAGGGTGTTGATGTGCAGGGTGGAAACGACGAATGCAGACATGGTGAAACTCCTTGATTGAATCGGGAAAAAGAAAAGCCCCGAGTGGGGCCGATTGATTACTTGGGTTGGGGGTTAGCGAGGACGGCGTTGAACTTGTCGCTGCCAATGCGCTCGATCAATTCCTCGACAGAGTCGAGAGCAAAGCGGAACACTTCGCGCTTGGTAAGGCGGCTGTCGGACACGCGGGTGCCGAAAGGACCGCGCACTGGGCAGACGCTTGCGCCCGACTCGGGATGGCTGACCATCCAGTGACCGCCAGGGGCGATGCGGTGTAGCGCGAGGCGGTGGGTCTCGGTCCCAGCGATGACGATGAGCGGGGCGTAGTTGGTGGGGATGGGATCGCCCTTGCGGACGAGCATGTTGAAGACGTGCTTAGTGGCGAATTGAGTCATGGCGTAGCTCCTGAATGAAGGCCCCGAGGTGGGGCGGTGATTGAATTGTGCAAAAACCGTTGGTCAAAACCAAAATGTTAGACGTGAACAACGAAGCCGGTGTCATCGGCCTTAGCCTTGCCCTTGGCGTAGAGGGCCACGACAACACCCTGGGGATCTAGGTGGCGGATGTCGGTGTTGTCACCGTCCACGCAAGCCATGCCTTCGAAGTACTGGGGGATCCGCTCTTGGTGGCTGAAGACGACCGCGATGCGCATGCCCTTGAACTTTGCCTTCTGGACGATAGGCTGGAACTCTTCGACGCCCGAATAGCTGAAGGTATGGTCGTAGTTGCTGGGGATATCGCGACGGTTAGGAATCTTGGTGTAGTCGTAGAACTGGACGCCCGGGAAGGCCTGGATCACGCCGTAGTTTTCCCAGCGGATATCGGACGTGCCATTGAGCCTAACGAGTAGGCGATCGCCGTACTTGGCGCTGAGCCGGGAAATCTCCTTGTGCAATTGGGCGAGGAACTGCTCTTCGTACTGAAGAAAATAGAGAGTCTTGCGAAGCCTGGCCATTTGGACATTGGACATTGCGCCACGTCCTGCCGTAGCAAGACATGCGACGTCGCACTTAGCAGTCTTGGCCATAGGGCAGAGCTGAACCCCTGAGCCGTCTGCTGGTGTCAGATACAGGATTGCAGTAGCAAAACCTTGCTTAGCGCCCTTGATGGTCTTGGCGTCGTTACCCACGCCTAAAAGCTTGCTAGGAAACTTCGAAAACAAGCGAACAAGCTTTGGAGACGCAAGAATCTGTTCACGTACAGATGCAGGGATACCGGACAAATCGTATTTAATGGACATGTGAGACACCTTGTGAAAAGAGCAGCTGGACCGCTGCGGTGACTCAAATGTGCCAAAACCGTTGCCCAAAACCAAAAAATAGGACCGCAAAAGGCACTAGCCCAAATTGGCTGAAAGCCTTATGCGACGGGCGTTTGCGCGTGTATATATATTTGGTTGGCCGGGAAAAGCCCTAGCCCCAAATGGCCGCGGATCCCCCTACTCTCATAGAGAATCTGTAAAGGGAACCAATAGAGGGGAATACAACCCTTTTTTCCGGGTACCGGATCAAACGATCCTATTGATGCATAACGAGAATCAATCGATCGAAAACTCGCATGGGGCGCTTTAGTAGGCGCTACCCCACGAAAAACGCCCTTTTCGCCCTAGCGGACCCTGCTCGAGCCCACAAAGACACCCGGAAACACCCGTTTCGCCCATGTGGATCGGCCCAAATGGCCACTTGGACCACGGCAATCACGGCATGTTTACGCCATAGACCCCTAGAAAAGCCCGTATTTACTGGGGAAACCTGCGGATTGTCGATCCGATCGCCTAGCAGAACCCCTCTCTAGACGCCTACCACCCCCCTATAGGCACCTGGCACCCCCTCCCCAGGGCATACCACCCCCCTACCAGGACCCTAGCCGCCCGACCCGGAGGGTACTGAGCCTCAATACGGTACCCAATCACACGCATTTCCCCTTCCCATCTCTCTCTACTGGAAAAGAGACCACCCACCCTCCCCTACGGGACCAAGGAAAGCTGACCCCAGGGGTGTATTGAGCCTCTCTCTACGGAAAATGAGACCGGATACCAGGATTCGTGGCAAAAACATCAAGGATCCTTGACTAAAACGGATCGTTGCTGGTATAAGACGTGCAGTTTGGCGCAGTGTTGCTTCGTTGTACGGCCACTCCCAGCGGAAGGTGGGGCAAAACATCCGCACCCCAGGCCTGACACCCTCAGAAGTACTCCTGGTTAGGTGACTCGGGCGAGTTGGCCCCGTAAGGGTCTACCAAATTTCAAGTTCCACGATATGGCAAGGACAAAAAAGACTGTCGAACAAGAGCTCGCTGAATACGCAGAGGCAAGAAAGAAGACCAATGCGGAGATTGTTCGCGAGCGGATCCAGACAGTGAAGCTAGTGGAGCTTTTGAACAGCTACGCTTTAGGGAATTCCAAGGCAAAGCTCACTGGTCCGCGGCTAAAGGCTATTGAGATGCTCCTCGATAAATCCTTGCCTGACCTTGCGGCGATTAAACATGAGGTTCAGGCACAGCAAGTGACCTTCATGATCGCAGAAGAGCCTCCAAAGGCTTAATGGAAGCGATCAAGTACCACCCTCCTGGTTCGGTTGCTGCCGCATTTCACAGAAGCGAGGCGTTTGTTCGTGGACTACTAGGGCCTGTGGGCTCAGGAAAGTCCTCAACGTGCGTGATGGAGATCATCAAGCACACCTTAAAGCAAAAGCCTCACAACGGTTGGCGCAAGGCTAGATGGTGCGTGATTAGAAATACGTACCCGGAACTGAAGTCCACCACGATCAAGACCTGGCAGGACTGGATTCCGAATCATCTAAGCCCCATTAAGTACGACGCGCCGATCTCCACGGTATTCAAGGTTCAGGACTGCGGCGATGGCAATGGGTTGGAACTCGAGGTTCTCTTTATGGCGCTCGATAAGCCAGAGGAGACGGGAAAGCTTCGCTCTCTTGAACTTACAGGAGCCTGGATCAACGAAGCCTCAGAGGTCCCCAAAGAAGTTTTCGACATGGTCACCCAGCGGGTTGGACGTTACCCCGCGAAACGAAACGGTGGCCCCACACACCCCTGTGTGATCCTGGATACGAACCCACCAGATGACGACCACTGGTACTACAAGATTGCGGAAGAAGATAAGCCTGAGGGTTGGGACTTCTTCAAACAGCCTGGTGGGCTGATAAGAACAGAGGACGGTCTCTACGTTCCAAACCCGGATGCAGAGAACATCTTCAACCTACCGAACGGATACGGGTACTACTTCCAGCAGTTAGGCGGAAAGAAGGACGACTGGATCAATGTCTTCCTCTTAGGTCGCTACGGAACCACCGCCACTGGTAAGCCTGTTTATCCGGAGTACAACGACAATATCCACGTCGCGAAAGAAGACTTAGAGCCACTTGCCGGAGTGCCGGTGATTGTTGGCTTTGACTTTGGGTTAACCCCAAGCGCGGCGATTATTCAGTTAACCCCTAAAGGTCAGCTCCTGATTCTTGATGAGCTGATCGGTGAGGACATGGGGATTCGGCAGTTCGCCTCTGATGTGGTGAGGCCGCTGTTAATGACCAAGTACTCACGAAACAAGATCACCTCCGTTGGTGACCCTGCAGGAATGAACAGGGCGCAGACCGATGAGCGGACTTGTTTCCAGGAACTCTATGAAGTTGGGATCGCGGCAGAACCTGCGAACACCAACGACTTTCTTCCAAGACGTGAAGCAGTTGCTTTCTACCTGACCAAGATGGCAGGTGGCGAGCCAGGGATGTTGATCTCCCCCAGTTGCAAGACCATACGCAAAGGATTCATTGGCGGCTATCGGTACGAAAGACTGAGAGTTGCAGGTGAGCGATACAAGGACAGGCCCGTGAAAGACAAGTTCTCCCATCCGCATGATGCGCTGCAGTACGCGTGTCTGGCGACAAGGGTTCATGTGCCTACTGCTCGCGCTCGTACGGTCAGCAAGAAAGCGGTGGCCTGGACATGATCCTTCGCGTTGTTCCTCCTGCCCAGGTTGATGTCCAAGCTGAGACACCGTATCCAGAAAACCCATTAGTGATGGATGCCCTTGCTGGGCATATCAGTTCTGCGTGGTCTCGCGCAAAGAGTGCAAAGACTGAGATTCAGGAAAGGCTGCTTAGGTGTGAGCGTCAGCGCCGTGGCATCTACGAACCAGACAAGTTGCGATTGATTCGCGAGTCTGGTGGCTCTGAGATCTACATGATGCTCACGGACGTGAAGTGCCGTGCAGCAGAGTCATGGATCAAGGACGTGTTGTTTACCGCGGGTGAAAGGCCATTTGACCTTGAGCCTTCTGAGGATCCAGTTCTCCCTCCGGAGGTGAAGCTTGGAATCATTGACCTGGTTAAGACGGAGGCTGAGGAGTTTCTACGTCAAGGGGCGGAGATTCATCCGGAAGTCTTTCGTACGCGGATGGAAGAGGTTCACGACCAAATCCGCCTCAAGCTAAAAGAGGAAGCCCGGGACGCTGCAAGGCGCATGGGTGACTTAATTGAGGATCAGCTCCACGAAGGCAACTGGCCCAAGACCCTCAAAGAATTCATCAGCGACTACACAACGTACCCAACAGCAATCGCGATTGGACCTACGGTCCGTAGAAAGAAATCGCTTAAGTGGGGTGAGAACTACCTGCCAGTGATCTCTTCTGAGTTCACCCGGGAAGTGGAGCGTTGTTCGCCTTACGATTTTTACCCTGCTCCCAACGCATCCAATGTGGATGACGGGGACATGATCGTGATGCACAGACTCTCCAGGGCAAAGCTTGAAAGCTTCCTTGGGGTGCCTGGTTGGAACGCAGACAACATCAGGACTGTCCTTGAGCGCTATCGCAATGGCTACAAGGTCATCCAACAAGGCGAGACTGAGCGCAATGACATGGAGGGTAAGCCTCATGCATCGCTCAGCTCAGACAACGAACTAGAGACGATTCGCTTCTGGGGATCCGTACAGGGCTTCAAGCTCCTCCAGTGGGGCATGAAAGATCTCGAGGCTCATCGCGAGTATGAGATCGAGGCCTGGATGGTTGGCGCTTATGTGGTCAAGGCCGTCATGAACCCTGATCCCTTAGGTCGTCGCCCGATTCATATCGCGTCTTGGGAAGAGATCCCTGGATCCATTTGGGGCTTGGCACTTGCCGAGCAGATGCGTGATGTTCAGGACCTCTGTAACGGCGCAGCTCGAGCGATTGCCAACAACATGGGCATCGCTTCAGGACCTCAGGTAGAAGTCCAGATCGATCGCTTAGCAGATGGTGAAGATGTAACCCAGCTCTTCCCATGGAGAGTTTGGCAGACCACGACAGACAGAACCGGTGGCGGTCAACCTGCTATCAGGTTCTTCCAGCCGCAGATGAATGTGGACGCGCTTCTTACCGTCTACATGCAGTTCTCCCGTCAGGCCGATGAAGTCACCGGCATCCCTGCTTATCTGTACTCAGGGACCACAGGTTCTGGCGCAGGACGGACCGCTTCAGGTCTTTCCATGCTGATGGACAACGCTGCTAAGGGAATCAAGCAAGCGATCTCTCAGATTGACACGATGGTCGCTGGAGTGGTCTCCAGGTTCTACATCCACAACATGATGTTCCACCCTGACCCTTACGTGAAGGGCGACTTCAAGATTGTTGCTAAGGGTGCAATGGGTCTGATTCAACGTGAGCAGCTCGCCATCCGCAGGAATGAATTCCTGGCAGCTACCGCGAACCCAGTGGATCTGCAGATTCTCGGACCAGAAGGTCGGGCTTATCTGCTCAGAGAAAACGCCAAGTCGCTTCAGATGGACACCGACAAGCTGGTCCCGTCTATCGAAATGCTCAAGTACAAGCAGGAACAGCAAGCGCAACAAGCGCAACAAATGCAACAGCTTCCTGCCCCTCAAACAACAGACCCTGCCGGTAATCCAGCCGGTGGGATGAACCTCGTAGGAGCCGCGTAATGAAAGCCAAGATGATGAAGCGTCCCATGAAAGGCACTGTTCCAATGGGTTACGCCAAAGGTGGCAAGGTGTTCAAGCCTTGTGCCGACTGCCCTACCCCTGCTGCTTGCGCAAAAGGCGGCATGTGTAAGGCCAAAGGAATGAAGAAAGGCGGCATGGTCAAGAAGTGAGACGACCGCCGCAAAAAGTAATTTCCGCCCTTGCTTCATTGCAGGGCAACCCCAGTTTCGAGACGCTCCGTGAATGGATCGTTGAGGAACGAGAAGACCTCGTGCAGTCCTTAACCAACACGAAAGAGGAAACCCTCCTTCGCTGGTCTCAAGGACAGAAACAGGCTCTCGATCACCTCTACGACTACATGACCGAGGCGTCCAAATTGGCGTCCCGCTAAGGGACTTTATTAACCCGAACACCGTCATGAGACACGGACGAACACCTTAATGGCTCGTCCCTGTTGGATTGCGGCTCGTGGAGATCATTGATGTCTTTACCTCGTGCAGTAGAAGAGCAAGGCCGTAAGGCCGATGAGGCTTGGCAACAGGCCTATAACCCGCAGCAAACCCCGCCTCCGGCACCTACCCCACCAGAGCCTGTCGGCTCTCAGGAACCTCCTCCCGCTCCTCCGGAAAACGCTGAGCAGGATTCCTGGGAAAACCGCTACAAGATTCTCAGTGGCAAGTACAACGCTGAGGTTCCACGTCTCGCCTCCGAGAACCGTGATCTCAAGTCACAGCTTCGCCTGTTGGAAGACAGGATGAAGAAGCTTGAGTCTGGTGCTCCAGCAGAGCGCTACGTGAAGCCAGAGGAAGTGGAAGAGTACGGCGAGAACTTGGTGGATCTGATCCGCCGCGCCGCAAGAGAGGAAGTCGCAGCTAAGCAGTCAGAGATCGAAGCCCTTAAGGCTAAGGTTGATGGCTTCGAAGGCAAGGTGACCGCCAATGTCGAAGTGGACTTCTACAGTCGCCTCAGCGACAAAGTCTCAGACTGGCGAGTGATCAACGACGACCCAAGATTCCACACCTGGTTGAACGACTTTGACGACTACGGCAACCGCCGACAGGACATGCTGTCGATGGCCGAGTCAGAAAAGAACGCGGAAAAGGTTGCGAAGTTCTTCGACGCATTCAAGAAAAGCATCACCTCACAGGCCGCAGCCGCTAATTCAAGTCTGGAGCAACAAGTCGCTCCGGATGTCAATCGCGCTGTCGCACCGCCGAAAGGCAAGCGTCTTTGGACTAGAGCTGAGATCACTGAGTTCTACAACCAGATGCGCAGAGGTGCGATTAAAGCGAGTGACGCGGTTGCATTGGAAGCAGATATCCAAGCAGCAATCGTCGAAGGTCGCATCAGATGATGCCCCGGCGAGAGCTGCATATGAAAGGAAACTGAAATGTCTCTCGCAATTGCAGCATCCCCAGCTCTAGTAGGAAGCTACCCCGACTTCTCCTCTGGCGGAGCCGGTGGTAAGTTCATCCCCGAGGTTTGGTCTGGCAAGCTCCAGGTCAAGTTCTATGCCGCCACCGTTCTTGGTGAGATCACCAACAACGACTGGGAAGGCGAGATCAAAGACCAGGGCGACAAGGTCTATATCCGCTCGGTTCCCACCGTTACGGTCCGGAACTACGAGAAGGGTCAGTCTCTGACCAACGAAGTGCCCACCAGCACTCCGCTCGAGCTCTTGATCGACAAGGGCAAGTACTTCTCGGTGGTTCTCGATGACGTTGACGCGATCCAGTCTGACATCAAGCAGATGGATCTCTTCAGCCAGGACGCCGCTGAGCAGGTGAAGATCGCCACTGACACCGACGTTCTCGCCGGTATCGTTGGCGCAGCAGCAGCCGCTAACCGTGGTGCAACCGCTGGTGCAATCACCGCCGGTATCAACCTCGGCACGACGGCAACTCCTGTGTCGATCACCAAGACCAACATCCTCGATCTGATCGTGGACGCAGGTCTCGTACTTGACGAGCAGAACGTTCCTGAGTCTGGTCGTTGGATGGTGATCCCCGCTTGGGCTGCAGCTCACCTCAAGAAGTCGGACCTCAAAGATGCATCCATCACTGGCGACGGTGCTTCCGTTCTCCGTAATGGCCGCGTCGGTCAGATCGACCGTTTCACCCTGTACGTCTCGAACCTGCTTCCGGTCGCTTCGGGCAAGTTCACGATGTACGCTGGTACCCGTGATGCGTTGACTTTCGCTTCGCAGATCACCAAGGTTGAAACGCTCCGTGCCCAGTCGACCTTTGGCGACATCATGCGTGGCCTGAACGTGTTCGGCTACAAGGTTGTCAAGCCCGAGGCCTTGGTGCAGATCGTCGGCACCCGCGGCTAATGAAGATGGGGTGGGCTTCGGCTCACCCTGTTTCTCATGCAGCGCACAAGACTCCTTATCAACCGCAAGACCGGGTTCGAGTACGCGTGGAATGCCACGCTTGCCCAGGATCCGGACTTCGAACCCTACGAGCCTGAACATGCCCAAAGCGTCATCGATCAAGCGGGAGGGCGGGAAGCTCCAGTACAGGGGACACGAGTTCCCGGGCTTCAACAAGCCGATCAAAGCCCCGGAGGGCTCGACCAAAAAGAAGATAGTCCTCGCGAAGAAGGGGGACGAGGTGAAGTTGGTGAGCTTCGGACATCGTGGCTACGAAGACTTCACGCAGCACAAGGACCCAAAAAGACGCGCAAATTATCTGGCGCGGTCAGCGGGTATCAAAGACAAGTCCGGGAATCCGACGAAGGACGACGTGTTCTCGCCTAATCACTGGGCTCGCAAAACTCTCTGGTGACCTATGCCTGTAGCTGTCTCGACCATCCTCACCCAAGCTGGTGACATCCTGCAAGACGCAGGAAACGTCCGCTGGACGTCCGCTGAGCTTGTCCGGTACCTGAATGCCGGTCGTCGTGAGATCGCGCAGCTACGCCCCGATATCTACGCTACGCACCAGCATGTCACCCTAGTTGCTGGAGCCAAGCAAACAATCCCTGCAAGTGGGCACAAGTTCATCGACGCAATCAGCAACATCGATGCGGCAACCAATACCAACAAGAACGCAGTAAGACTCATTGAGCGCGAAGTGCTGGATGCTCAAGCCCCTGGTTGGCACACTGAGACAGCCACCTCGAACATCGAGCACTTCATGTTTGACGAGCGGTACCCCAAGATTTATTACGTCTACCCACCTGCAATCGCTGGATCCAAGCTCGAGATCATCTACTCGCAGATCCCTTCGGATGTCGCAGCAGGGGATAACCTGACAGACGAAGAGCTCTACAGCTCTGCCCTAGTGGACTACCTCTGCTATCGAGCCTTCTCCAAGGATGCTGAGGTGGCTCTGAATCTCCAACGAGCACAGGCTCACTACCTCGCATTCGCGAATTCGTTGGGCGTTGATGTGAAGAACGTCATGAAGTTCAGCCCGAATCTAGCCAATCAAGGCGGCAACGTACCTCGTACTGCCGCGGTTTAAGCCATGAACTACTCAGATCTCGTATCCGACATCATGCCGGAGGTCCTCGGCTGTCCGAGCGTCACGATCAAAAGAGCTGTGCGTGATTCGGTCATCGAGTTCTTCGAGCGTTCCATGGCCTACAAGGTCGAGAACGACCCAGCAAAACTTCCCAAGAACGTTCAAGAGATCGACCTTGAACTTCCCACCAAGACCCGTCTTGTCAAAGTACTGACGGTTCGATACGGCGGGGCTGAACTGCAGCCCGTGACCCGCGAGGACATGGACCGCCTGGGGTATGACTGGCCAACGCTGACCGGAACTCCTCAGGGCTACACCTTCGCTACGCCCACTTCAATCCGCTTAGTCCCATTCCCCTCTGATTCGACCGCTACGAAGGCCTACGTTCGCTTTGCAGTGGCTCCAACAAGGGTGAGTACCAGTCTGCCTGATGAGCTCGGTGAGCGGTACTACGAGGCGATCTGTGCTGGTGCCAAGTTCCGTCTAATGCGCATGCCAAAGATGGCGTGGACTGACGCAAACCTGGCTGCATTCAACGGCTCCCAGTTTGAAAAAGGCATCAACAAGGCACGTCTTGATTCGGCTCACGACAACGTTCGAGCTGTGCGTCGTGTTGTCATGAGGAGAGTCTGATGTCCGACAAGATCCTTTTGGTCCAGGGTGACACCAGACCAATCCTGACCTGCACGTTGACCGACGAGACCACTGGCCTTGCGATCAACATCACTGGGGCTACGGTCCTTCTGAAGTTTCGTGAGGCAGGTAGCACCACCGTCAAGTCCACGATCACTGGCGCTGTGACCAATGGCGCTACCGGGACTGTTGAGTTCACCTGGTCGAACACTGCACTAGATACAGCCGGGGAATTCGAAGGCGAAGTGGAGATCACGTTCGCTTCAGGTGGGATTCAAACCGTTTACGACAAGCTCAAGTTCAAGGTGCGTGAGCAGTTCTGATGAGCAATTTGCGTCTGCTCACTTCGCTGATCAAGGCCAAGCTCGAGACCTCTAGTCAAAAGCCAGTTGCCGCAGTCAGTTATGTACTGGCCAGATTAGCCACTGAGCTTCGATCGATCGGCTTTAACCCGGTCATCTCAGATCAAGTCAACACGTCTGACCAGGTCTCGTTTGAGATCGTCAAGAACCTGTTTGACACGGTTATCGCCACCGAGAACCTCCAGCTCACAGACCTTCGTGAGAACCCAACCGATGTTCTGACGTTGGTTGAAGCGGTCCAGATCGTGATGGACTGGCTGCGGACCTTCGATGATGCGGTTATCGCTGATGACCTGGCCGCGAAGTCTGTCACCAAGAACATTGCAGACGCAGTTTCAGCGATCGATCAGTTGGTGGATGTTTCCTTAGCGAAACTCCAACAGAACGCCGATGCAGCTTCGGTGGGCGATGTCATGGCATTCGCCCTCGAGAAACTGGTCACAGACGCCGCTACGGCCTCTGACGTGCTCAGCTATGTGATGAGCTATGTCAGGAACCTTCAGGACGCTGTAGCCCCATCTGATGCCCTTAGCGTCCAGTTTGTAAAGGCGCTTTCAGATTCGGTCTCGGTGGCCGACGAGCTCTCGACCTCTGCGGAACAGCTCATCGGGAAGGATGACACGCTTGGCGTCTCGGACTCCTTTGCCCTGGCGGTAATCAAGAACCTCACGGAGTCGATCGCGACCAGCGAGACGGTAGCCTGGGACTTCATGAAGGCGCTGTCGGAAACGATCGGCACCACAGAGACCCTTGCGTATGTCTTTACCAAGGAGCTGACAGAGACCGTCACCTCGGTAGAGACCTTCGCAGTAGACATCTACAAGTACGTTGCAGGAGCTGATGACCTAACGGTCGCGGATGCTGCAGCGTTTGATTTCACAAAGCCAGTCACCGAGTCGATCGCTCTTGCTGATGCAAGCGTGTTTGATTTTGTGAAGGGCTTGACCGAATCCCTCACGGCGGGGGACAGCGGTCTGTTGTTCGCAACGGACTACGCCGACATTTCGTACTTTGCAGAAGACTTTGTGGGTACCTCCCGCACGTTCTAGGAGAATCAAATGATCTCGGATCAAATCAAAGCAGTTGGCAAACTGGTTATCACCGTTACCGGTGAAGA